AGAGAAAAAAGTATATTGCAAGAAGTTTTTTCTTTTTACTGTACCAGTTTATCAATTATCGATATGAAAATACAGAAATTGTTTTTATTGCTCACACAATTGATGCAAAAGAAGTATCTGAGGATGACTTCTTTAAGGTTACTACCTCCGGAGGGACATTTATTTCATCAGCACCTGTTCTGGCAAATGAAATAATCGAGAAGAGATATCATCCGGATTCATGGAACATATATGCTTTTCACTGTTCAGATGGCGACAATTGGCCTGAAGATAATGACAAAGCGATCAAAGCTGCTGGAATCATAAAGCGCCTTGCTCAACTTTACTGTTTTATTGAAATTATACCGACAGAAGATCACCCACGGTGGGGAACAATGGAAAGATCGACCATGTCGCAAGAGTACGAAGTTCTTGTTGATAAAAATTTCAAGAATGTTTTGTTGACAGATAAGGAAGATATCTGGCCGGCTTTTGCAAAACTCTTTGGGGGACAATTCAATGAATGATTGGAAAATAAGCGATCTAGAAAAGTGGGATGATAGAATTATAGACTTGGCCAAGTCTTATAACCTTGACTGGTTTCCCATTGATTATGAAATATGTGACTACTATGAAATGATTGGACACATGTCTTATCATGGTTTACCGAGTCATTACCCACACTGGTCTTATGGGAAAAGTTTTGAAAGAACGCATCAGCTTTATAACGCAGGCCTTGAGGGTCTCCCTTATGAATTGATTATCAATTCAAACCCATCAATTGCTTATCTAATGAGAGAAAATCCCCTCTATATGCAAGTTCTAATCATGGCACACTGTGTTGGGCACTCTGATTTCTTTAAAAATAACCCACAGTTTGCAAAAACTAACCCGAGCACAGTTCTTTCAAAGTTTAGAAATGCTAGAAATCGAATCCAGGGCTACATTGAAGATCCGTCTGTTGGAATAGAAAAGGTTGAAAAAATACTAGATGCAGCTCACTCCATAAGATTTCAGACGTATCGCGATGGTCAGGAAAGAATAGATCATAAAATTTTAAAAGAAGATCTAATTAAAAAAATTAGAACAAGCAAGGATGACAAGTATAGGGACACTGATTGCGAAAAGGTTCCAATAAACTTTGATATTGATGTACTGGGTTTTATTATTGAGCACGGTAATCATTTATCAGACTGGGAGAGAGACCTCATCTCAATCGTGAGGGATGAATCTTTATATTTTGTACCACAAATTCGAACAAAAATTCTCAATGAAGGCTGGGCTTCGTTCTGGCACTACAAAATGATGCATGAGTTAAAACTAACTGAAGACCTTCACATTCCATTTTTGAAAACGCACAATCAAGTCGTGCGGCCGCACGTTGGTGCAATAAATCCTTATCACTTGGGTTTTCATCTTTTTCAAAGAATAGAAGAAGAACAGGGGCTTGATGAGTGCTTTTTTATTAGAGAAGTATTTCATGATGTTGCTGCCCTTCGAGCGCTTTTAACAAAAGAAGATTTTTTAAAATTAAATTTATTTAGCTATTCTGCTAAAAAGAATGCCTATACAATAGATGACATATCTGATGATCATGGTTGGAGAAAAATAAAAGAAGCGCTCATTACTAGTACGGGAACAAATAGTATCCCAGTGATCGGTGTGATTGATATAGAGCCTGGAAATGTCCTCGTTTTACAGCATGATCACGACGATAGAGACTTAGAATTGAACTACGCCGAGCAGGTTGTTAATAATATTTCAATCCTCTGGAATGGTGTTGTTAAGCTTCATACGATCATTGAAGAGGAACCATGGGAAATTTGATTTATATTTACTAAATGTAGGCCTATAATGGTTCTAAGACAGAGGAAAACTTATGCCTAAAAATGAAAACGATTTCTTGAATTTAATTCAGAGTCAAAGAAATGAAAAAAAGAGAGAAAAGTTTAGGGGAACATTTTTAGAATACCTTGATCTCGTAAAACAAAACCCAGATCTTGTAAAGCTATCGCATAAAAGATTGTGCAATGCATTAGAAGTTCACGGTGTTCGAGTGATGGATGATTCTGATGAACGTTGTCATAAGCTTTTTGGTGGCGACTCTATAAAAATTTACAAATATTTTGAAGATGAATTCTTTGGAAACGAAAGAGTCATTGCTAAAATTATGAGATTTTTAAACTCTGCTGCCAAGCGGGGTGAAGAATCTCGACAGGTATTACTTCTCATGGGTCCGGTGGGTGCTGGTAAATCTGCACTAACAGAACACATCAAGAAGGCGCTCGATGGAGAGAGTTACTTTCATCTTGAAGGTGATGCGCAAAGAGGTGAACCATTACACCTTATACCAAGAAGTCTTCGCACACGTTTTGAAGAGATGTTGGGCGTAAAAATAGAGGGTGATATAAGCCCGATTGCAAGACATAGATTATTAGAAGAACACGACGGAAAATATGAAGATTTCACCGTAAAAGAGTCAACGTTCTCTCAGCGTGCTAGGCGAGGAATTGCTTCTGTGCCACCTATGGATGCTAATAGTCAGGATGTATCTGTATTGATTGGCTCTGAAGATATTTCGAAGCTGGACATGTACTCAGAAGATGATCCACGCGTGCTATCATTGAACGGTGCATTCAATGTTGGAAATAGAGGAATTGTCGAATTAGTTGAAATCTTCAAAAATGAAATCGAATTCCTTCATACAATAATCACAGCAACGCAAGAGAAGCGAGTCCCATCTCCTGGAAAGCATGACATGATTTATTTTGACGGTGTGATACTGGCACACTGTAATGAGTCAGAGTGGAATCGATTCCAGAGTGAGCATACAAACGAAGCCATTTTAGATCGTGTCGTTAAAATTAATGTGCCATACGTGTTAGAACTTGATCAAGAAGTCAAAATCTATGAAAAGCAGCTGAGTAGATCAGACTTTTCAGCTCACATTGCACCGCATACATTACGAATAGCTTCGATGTTCTCAGTCATGAGTCGCTTAAAGCCTACTTCGAAGTGTGATATCCTTACAAAAATGAAAATTTACAATGGTGAAGACGTCATTGAAAAAGGGAAAGTCAAAAAAGTAGACATAAAAGACCTTAGAGAGGAAACTCGAAATGAAGGCATGGATGGAATTTCAACACGTTTTATTATGAAGGCTATTGATAATTCCTTAACAGACTCTGAAAAGAACATGATAACCCCTGTCTCTGTTATACACTCATTAATACGTCAAACAGAAGAGCAGCTAATAAATGAAGAATTTAGAACATATTGTCTAGAATTACTTAGAAAGGTAATTAGAGAAGAGTATTTAAAAATATTAGAAAATGAGATCGCAAAAGCTTTCATCACTGCTTATTCTGAACAAGCTCAATCAATATTTGACACCTACCTTGATAATGCTGAGGCTTATACCACTAGGCAAAATATGAAAAACAGGGTGACAAAAGAGTCCATGGAGCCAGATGAGGACTTTATGCGAGCCATTGAAGAGACAATAGGTATCATGGGGTCGTCCAGGGATGGATTTAGATCAGATGTTACTGCATATATGTTTGCTAAGATGCGAAGAAATGAAAAAATTGATCATACTAGCTATGCGCCACTCAAAGAAGCAATCGAGACATATCTTATGTCATCTGTCAAAGATCTTGCCCGAGTCGTAACAAAGAGCAAATCTAGAGATGATGATCAACAGCAAAAATATTCAGAAATGGTCCAGACTATGATTGATGAGTACGGTTATGATGAAAACTCTGCCGAAGAGATTTTGACATATGCAAGCAACAACCTTTGGCGTGACTCATAATATTTGAACATTAGTTATCTCCTGCCTTATAATAAGACAGGAGGTACAACAATGCGTTTTCAATCAAATAAAGTCGGTATCAAATTTCAAATTCAAGAACTCATGGTAGCTATGGGTGCCTTAAGTCATAGTGTATGGGACAATCAAGCTTTTGGAATCACGCTAGTCTCATTGGGTATTTTAGGTGCTATTTTTAGAACGGCATTTGAAATTGCTGAAAAGACTAAAGTTTTGGAAGAAAAGAATGCTGAATCTGAGAAAATAAAGTCCGCTAGTGCTGCTTTGGCAGATGCTTTTGGTAATTTTGGTAAAAGCTCTTCTGGAGAAAGCTAATGTCCTATCAAGCCCTCGAAGGTACAATTAAAAAAGGTACACCTTTCAAAGTAAGTGTCAGAGGACATAATAACTTTTTTTATCCAGGGGAAGAGATTTTTCATACACAAAAAGATATTGCTTATTCTAGTGTAAGCGGGTGGCTTTCATTTGACGGTTTAAAGCCCGTAAAGATTAGCTCAAATGACATCACTATAACACTACAAAAAACAATAATCGAAAAATATTCAGTCATCTGGATCACGATTTGATCTAATTCAGTACAATGGTTTTATGAGCTATACGAAAGTCATTGCAGCAGACGACTATTTTAATGACTTCAAAAACGGCATTCAGCAGATTTCTAACGATATCTCATTATTTTATAATAAAGATGCTATTTTCGAAAATAAAAATGGTCAACTTTTTCACTTAGACGGTCTAGTAGAGGCGATTCAATGTATTGAATATGAATCTCCGGTAACTAAAGAGATCGTTAAAATACTAGTAAGTCAGTCTTTGAAGGCGTTTCGATCATCGCCTTTCTTTTCTGACTTTTCTTTTTTCTATTCTATTGAAGTTCTCAAACATTTATTAATAGAAAAAGCTTCTGGTTTGGATCCAATCCAAGTACTTGAAAAACTAGAGCGTTCATTTTATGAAGATATTTCAAGTTCATCGATCATTGGAACATCAGATAGTTTTTTTGGATTCATTAATAAGTTAAACAAGGCTGAACTAAGCAAGGATCTTATACTAAATAGTTGCAAATATGCTGGGCTCGATGGTAAAATCTTTATTGAAACAAACCAGGAAGCCTTCACTACATTAGAAGTAAAGCACTCTCACGCCTTTTCAATAGAAACATTTGATGAATTCTTTTTCAATGGACGTCAATGGAATCATAGTTTTGTAAATTGCATAGTTATTGATGGGATTATAGAATCTGTTTCAGAGATAAATCATTTGCTAGAAAGTGCTTCAAAAAATTTAGATCCAGTTATTTTAATTGCAAGGGGCTTTGGAGACGAAGTACTCCAAACACTTTATGTCAATATGCAGAGACAAACACTTAATGTGTTCCCTCTAAAGCTAAAAAATGATGAAAATCTTATCAATTCTTTTGTTGACATATCCGTAGTTTGTAAAACAGATCCTGTTTCTTATCTCAAAGGCGAATTGATATCAAGCATCGACTATAATGAAGTCTCTGTGGCTGATCACGTTGAAATAAGAAAAGGTAAACTTTTAATCACAAATATTGGCGGTGCTTCTTCAACTAGATTGCACTTGCAGCGACTACGTTCTGAAATAGAAATAAAAAGAAAAACTTTAGATTCACATACATTTGATCTTTATGAATCATCGATCAGAGAAAGAATTAGATCGCTTTCATCTAGAAGTGTGCATGTGTCTTTAAGTAAAGATATACCAAAAGACTTGGCCAGAAAAATTAGAAAAGATATCGACGGAGGTTTTCGATCAATCCCTATTGTTAGAGATTACGGAATGACGAGGATAAAAGATCTAGATCTATCTGAGGATTGGTTAAGCAATGTCCTGTCGAGTTCAATTCGACTATTTTTTAAAGATGCCAAATGTATTCCTACAGGATCACTATTGAGATCTGTCAAGTCCGCCCATGAGAATTTAAAATTATTAATCAGTACATCAGGAGCACTAGTCTATGACAAATGAGGAAGAAGACAAAGACACTGATCAAGTATGGTTTACACCGAATGGTGAGAAACATGTTTCTTTTGTTGAAATTTTAGAAACTTTAAAGACGCACACGAGAAAAGGGGGGAAAATATTTGTAGGTACAGATAGCATCTTAAATAAAGACAGTTGCGTATTTGCAAAAGCTATTTGTCTCCACGGTGCTGATGGACAATCTGGTGGAACATATTTTATCAGTAGAAAAAAAGAAAAACCCAAATCATTCAAAACCCTAGCAACAAGAATGCTAGCTGAAGTTCAAAAAACAGTTGATACTGCACTAAAAATTTCAAAAAGTTGTCCTGAAGCTTCTATAGAATTACATCTAGATATAAGCGCATCTATCGAAAATGGTGAAACTGGAAAATATGCTGACATGTTAACAGGTTATGCAAGAAGTGCTGGTTTTCCGTTTAAAGTGAAACCAGAATCTTGGGCATCGTCATCAGTTGCAGATAGGCATTCGAAATGATTCTTGATATTCTAAGATATCCAAATAAATGCTTGGATACACCCACGGAGGAAGTTTTCGAAATCAACGAGGCACTGTTAAATAAAATCAATAATATGATTGATACAATGTACGAAAATAACGGCTGTGGACTAGCAGCAAATCAAGTCGGATTTACTGAGTCTATTCTTGTTTTCGATTGTTCAGAAGAAGAAGATCAACCAAACTGCATGATCAACCCAGTTATTGTTTCAACTGCCGGGAATGAAGTCAATCAAGAGGGTTGTCTAAGTTTTCCCGATATTGGCGTGCATGTAGCAAGGCCAATGCAGATAACTGTTGAATACTTAGACATTAACGGTGCCACGGCCAAGAAGGTTTTTTCGGGGCCTGAAGCTGTGTGCATTCACCATGAAGTGGATCATTTACTAGGAAAGACATTTCTTAGTAGGGTCAATAGAAATACAAGAAGAATTGCTATGAAAAAACTAAGGAAGTTAAAATGAGAGGTATTAAACACTTGATTCAATGTCATTGTATTTTACCACAGTTTCGAAAAATGAAAGATCCGATTTTTCATAAGTTTGTAGTGTTTACAGTTATTGATAATGATGACAACGTGCTTTCAAAAATTGTTCACTGCAATAACTGTGGTGTCGTTCACAACATTACTGATGTATGTGAATCTGAAATCGTAACTGGTAGAGAGATGTCAATCTCTGTAATGACTAAAGAAGATATTAGAGCATCGATCCCAGAAAATATTGCTAAAATACTAGACACTTACGAATGTGATATCCCTGTTTGGGAAGAAGTTCAGTTTTATTATGAAACGGGTCTCGAAGCGCCGCCTATTGTACTTACCAGGGAAGAGTTTAAAGGCACAGTTTCTGGAAAGATTATGAAAATGCTCGGTGGGGCAAAAGTTAAAATAGAGTCATTTACAAGAGCAGAACTTGTAGAGAATAATAAAATAAGCTACAAGGATATGATCGAAGATGGCAAAGATAAAAACATACGGTGATACAGAAGATGAACTAGATATAAAAGATAGGGCAAAGTGCCGAGATATCGTTCAAGAAATTTTAAACTTTGGAGTATCACAAAAGCAAATTGTTCAACTAGTCTATCTCTTATCTTTAGAACTAGAAAACATAGAAGAAATGCGTTATCTTTCCAAGGCATGTACTGCGGTGGCAGATGGTGAGATTAATAAAAGCAGTACATTGATTGTCACTAATTAAAGTCGACTAGATATATAATAATGTCGTATAGACAATTAGGAGGAATAAATCATGGCAGACAATACTTCATCTATTCTTGAACAGTGGGAAGAAATTAAAGTTCTGGTTGAAAGTCTTGAACTTGATGTTCATAAGAATGCACGAGGAAATAAATCAGCAGGTGTGCGCGCGCGAAGAGGTCTAAGAGCTCTCAAGGGTGCTGCAGCTGACTTGGTTCGTACCACGATCAATGCAGAAAAAGATAAATAACTAATTAGGGCCCGAAACGGCTTCGACGGGGTAGGAGAGAACGAGAGTGCAGGTGGTCACACGAAATAGCGGACCTTAAACGCGGTTTCAAAAATTTAATTGCCAATAACAATTATCACTTCGAATCTGCCCGCTTAGCGGCTTAGTCGGTGGGGTTGCTTAAGACCTTATTACCCAATTTAAGATAACAGGTAGAGATCCTGCGAAATAAAAAAATCGCAATGGTTACCCTGATTTGATCAGGTGGTTTTCCAAGGCTACATAGGAAAAGGGAATTTTGTGGCTACCTTTCTAATTTGGGAATAAATTAGACAAACCTGTGAATGACTTGACTTTGAAGCTATTGCGGACGCGGGTTCGACTCCCGCCGGGTCCACCATTTAAAGACATGAATAATAAAGAATACCCTCTTCGATGGAATGTGGGCCCTCCGAAAGAAAATAGCTTAAATAAGCAAACTTGAGTATATACAACGAATTGTTTGTGTGTATATTGTCGTCTTGGAGGTGAAGAATGAAGTATTTTCTTACGATTGCGGCACTTGGGTTTCTATGTGCGTGTAGTGACAAAGATGAAGATACCGGGTCAGATACTGCAGAAGTAGTTGACTCTGGTGATTCAACTGAAGAGTAATTAAGCTATACCGCAGGGAGGCACGGGTTACAGGTGCCTCAATTATTCAACTAGTAATTTGATGAATTTAACACTAGTTCTATAATTTTTTATACTAATAGCGGAATGGCTATTCCAAAACTCATGAATAGGAGATTAACAATGAGCAATACACCAGACACTTTAAGTGAGATGATCAGTCTTTTAGAGTCAGTTCGAAATGACTATGATAAATTTTATGATGGTGGAAATAACTCAGCAGGTACTAGAGTTAGAAAAGCAATGCAAGAAGTAAAAGCTTCAGCACAAGAAGTTCGTTTACACGTTCAAGCAACAAAGAACGGATAGTAAACCTAGCCGCAGGGAGGCATGGGATTATAGATGCCTCACACTCAACACACACACACAAAGGAGAGTAAAATGAGTGATTCAAAGAAAAGCGGGTACCAGCTCCGCACAGATTTGCTGGGTATGGCTATTGGAATTGTTTCTGATAGAACGAGTCGACTTGAACAAAACGAGCATTTTGCTGCAGAAAATGATAGCAAATATCAGCGAAAGGCAATATTGCCTTACGCGGCAGAAGATGTTATTGCAGAAGCAGAGAAGCTCTACGCATTCGTTCAGAAGAAGTAGAATTCAAAATCCGCAGGGAGGCACGGGATTACAGGTGCCTCAATCATTAATTAAAAAACTAATAACACCTTATATGTCAAATGACGATATCTCTAAAGCTGGAATCGTCCAGTGTTTAACCCGGTGATTAATTAAGTTATAATATTAGCATGTTTCCTAACTTGCCACGGAACCAAGTTCAACTGTGTAGTTTTTTGCTTTTTATTGCTGGTGCACTAGCTATTTGTCTTGGAGGGTGGGAAAATCATACTGGTCGGTCGCTAGGTATAACACTTATGGCTGGGTCTATTTGGTTTATTATGATGAGCGAATCCATTCTTTTGACAAAAGTTCAAAATGAAATGCACAAAGCGCTTGAAGCCCTGAACAAAAAACGAGAAAGAGAAATAGAAGAGCTTCTCTACTTTTTAAGGCAGTCTAAAATATCTGCTGATCCAATGTCCAGTTCTGAAGCTGCGGGTAACTTTACTAAAAAGATGTTATTTCCAGCAATGATGTTGACTAATGATCATAAAATTCTTCAAGCAAATCAATTAATGACAGACCTTCTTGGGTACTGTTGTGGAGAACTTGATAATGTTTATGCCCATAGAATTAATGATATTGTACTTATGTCAAAGATCGGTGAATTGTGCAGCTCTCCGGAGATGAGCAGAAAAAACTCAATACAAACTCGATATGTTTATATTAGCAAACAAGGAAAGCACGTTCCTGGTTTAATGTGTGCAACAAGAATTGGTGAAGAACGCGGGTTTTTTGTGGTATTTCATCCGGATTCTCATAACATTATTCAAGATGTAAAAGATCATCATGGAGTCGTAGATTAAATGGATGATTCAGAAACGTCAGATAAAGTTCTAATACGAACAGTCGGATCCACGATATCAAAAATGACACTGTTTATCTGTTGTGCTGTTGTTGCAGGGATGATGATAAACTCTTGTCAAGTAGATGAAGCTGTAATAATTCAGTGTGAAGAGTCCTGTGGTTCAACAGCAGGTATGCTAGAAGTAAGCGGAACAACATGCACATGCAATACAAATTCTTCTATTTTACCAGAACCATGGGTTCTTCCAAGACATTAAAGTTTCATGTAATACCAGTCAGATCATGATAAAATTATACTTGAGGGATCTTTTATGAAAAAAAATGAAGTAGTAGGTGTATGGAATCACGAAACAGGTCGGGAAGATACGGGATTAATTGTTGATGTTAAAAAAGTACGAAACAAATACAATAATCAAATAAATGAAAAGTATTTCGTAATGCTTGAAGGAAAAGTTTACGAACTTTATGATTTTCAAATATTTATTCCTGGCAAAGCTACAAAGAATATTGTAAATTCTTCGATAGCAAAGTGCTTCTTTTCTAAGCAGGGAAGGTACGCAAGGATTAGTCTAGTGGGGGAATGACCCCAGGATGGTCATAGATAACTGCAGAACCCTGCAGATTGTTTCCCTAGTTGGTTTATACCTATTACCACCTCTTTGTTGCTAAAGTAGCTACAGAGACAATCTGGGAGATTGTATGAATTGGTATGCTGAAATTAGAAAACGTTTTAGAACAAGTGAGCCGGCTGTGGTTTACGCTGAAGAGTGTGATGAAATCACAGATGAAATAGAAAAGTCACTATGGGAAATAAAAGATAGTCTAGATTTGCCCACTGAAGAAATTGAAATTTCTTTGGCGTCTAGAAAGAAAGCGCTTCAATGGAAACTGAAAAGCTAAGACTTGAATTAACTTGACTGCTATTAACATTATAATTATTATTGATGGCCAGTACAGTAAAAACATCTACTATGACTAGAGAACATGCAAGAAAGCGAGGTTTGAATGGTAAGCCCGGGAAAAAGAATGTGCTCAGTGATGAAAAGTCAACAATGAATGACGATGAAGCCTCTATAAACAAAGAGAATAAAAAACTTCATGAAGATGTTAATTATATAGAAGATGAGCCTGAACACTCGGAGGAAATTAATATGTCTCAAGATTTTGATGATTTTGACTTTGTAAGCCATTTTGATGAAAATGATGAAGTTAAGAGCGAAGAACTACTACCAGAAAACACAGCTGCTTCAGCGCTTTCATGTGCATTTATTGGCTTGGGTGGAGGTGGTGGAAAACTGGCCAAGGCATTTTTAGACCTGGGTTTCAACAAAACAATTCTAGTAAACACTACGGAAAAAGATCAACCTGACGATGTTGAAGAAGATCACTTTCTTCTTATTCCAGGGGCCGATGGCGTTGGAAAAAACGTTGATTTAGGTACTGCAGTTTTATCTGAAAACAGCGCGCTGGTGGAAGATGCTTTACGAACCAAGATCGGAGACGTTGACTGGATTTTCGTTTGTGCAGGAGGCGGTGGAGGAACAGGAAGTTCTGCTGCAGCACTCAATGATTCACTTGAAAGACATTTAAAGTCCACACAGGGTAGCGGAAGAGTTGTCTATATAACAACCACCCCAACAGCTCAGGAACTATTGAACCCCACCATCAAAGCTAACTCAAATCACTTACTTGCATCCGTAGCTGATCATCCTCATATTGTTCTAGATAACGAAAAGCAATTAAAACTACTCAGAGGAAAAGTTGGAATGTTGGGAATGTACCCAGCTGCTAATAAGGCTTTTTCAAAGATGCTGGGTCATGTTCTTAAGCTGGCTTCAGAATCTTCTACTGTTCAAACTTTTGATTCTAAAGATCTAGAGTCTTGTTTGAAATCATCTGGAAGAATTTTTCTAGGGACATCAATCATAAGAGATCCGGAGCAACGTGGTTTAGGTTCTGTAATTTATCAAAATTGCCTCAAAGGATCACCTTGTCCATCCATTACACAAAAAGGTTCAGCAGGATCGCTCTTGCTTGTTGCCCCAACACCTGTTCTAGACCTACCTTCTGTTAGCAATCATCTAGAATCGGCCATTTCTTATGTTGGCGGTCGAGCTGATACGTTGTTTTCAGGTGTCTATGTAAACGATGGTGCACCCGGTTTAATAGCAATCATGATGATGTGTGGTCTCAAGTAAACATTTTTAATACAGATTATAAAACCCTGCTTAGGCAGGGTTTTTTTGTAAGAACAAATAGTTTCTGAAGGCGATAATTACTATTAACCAGGATTATTGAATGACAAAACTTGAAGATCCTTTAGTTTCATCAAGATCTTTTTCTCAATTTGACAAACTCTCATTCTAGTAATGTTAAAAATTTCTCCCACCTCTTGTAAAGTTTTGGGCCCATTAGAGGCCTCGATAAGAGTACAGTTTAGTGATCCGGGATTTTCAATCCATAATCGACAACCTTTATTGTCACATTCTATATTACATTTTTTGTGTGCTGAGAAGCAGCTGACACCTTTAACAACATCTTCCATGTATAAACCTCATGTTAATGATCGATGTTTTATTAAAATGCAAAACTCAGTACATGTACAAAATCACATAACGGAGATTTAAATGAGTAGAAAAACATTCATTCTTGACACAAGCGTACTTTTATATGACAAAACTGCTATTCATTCCTTCCCAGGGGCTAATGTCGTAATCCCTCTAGTTGTACTAGATGAACTTGATAGAAAAAAAGAAGTACACGGCCTCTTAGGGGAAAATGCCAGGTATGTTAATAGATTTTTAGATGATGCTAGATCTAAAGGTTCTTTGACAGAAGGTGTTTTTCTAGATCATGGAAATCAATCTATTAAGGTAGAGTTTAACAACATTGACCTATTGCCGCCTGATCTGAGCCACAGTACGGGGGATAATAAAATTCTTGGTGTAGGGCTTGATCTTATAAAAAAAGGTGAAGATGTTACAATTGTTACCAAAGATATCAATTTTAGAGTTAAATGCGATGCATTAGAAATAAAAGCAGAGGATTACTATAAAGATCACATTAAAACAGAGGGCGAGTATGAGTTCTTCACCGGTGTCGATACAGTTCAAGTAAGTAAAACATTGATTGATAATTTTTACAATGGTGATTTGTGCGTATCAGATATCAACGAAGAGCTTTATCCGAACCAGTTTGTTGTTTTGAAGTCTGACGACTGTAATGCTTCTGCTATTGCCGCAGTTAGAGATAATAAGTTGATTGAAATTAATCCTCAACTTAACAATATGATGAAGGTAAATCCGCGGAATAAAGAGCAAAAATTTGCGCTTGACCTCTTGACTAATGACAAAATAAAACTAGTTTCGATTACAGGTATTGCTGGTTCTGGAAAAACATTTTTAACTTTGATGAGTGCACTCTCCGGAATCTATAATGAGCAGTACAATCGAATTGTCATTACAAGATCGATGCAGCCTGTTGGAAAAGATATCGGATTTTTACCGGGAAGCCTTGAAGAAAAAATGTCACCGTGGATGTCTCCAATAGCAGATAATTTTAGATGTAACTTTAAAGATTTGACATACTTTGAAATGATGTGTCAAAAAAGACAAATTGAAGTTGCACCACTTACATTCATGCGAGGTAGAACTTTTAATGATGCATTTATTATCGTAGATGAGGCACAAAATGCAACAATTCATGAATTAAAAACAATTATTACTCGAGTAGGCGATAATTCTAAGGTGGTTCTCCTCGGTGATGTTGAACAAATAGATACACCTTACATTGATAAGTTATCAAATGGTTTAGCTATTGTTGCTGAAAAGTTTAAGGACTCAGCGATTACCGGTCATATCAAGCTAGAAAAGGGAGAAAGATCGCAGTTAGCTACTTTAGCTTCAAAAGTTCTCTGATGTCGTTTGTTTAGCCTAATACTTATTTTACAGAAAGGAGTCTTAAGCAAATGGCCCGTGCAAAATTCAAAAAAAGAGATAGAAATAGATATCGAAAAACATACCCATATATGAGGACTCGGCCCGTCATGGAATACATGGCAGGAAAGGAGACAATTTGGGAAGCTCAAGCTATCACATTTGAAAATCAAAATGAAGTAGAATATACATTTCTGGCCGCATTTCCTGTTGCACCCATTGTTACTGCAACTGCGATGGATGAAGAAGAAAATAATGCATCATCCGTAAACATTACAGTTCTTAAAGTAACAACAGAAAAAGTGACCCTTTCAGCAAGTGAATCATTTACAGGTACAGTTCACATGCATGCACTTTATATAAAAGAAGGGGCAGTTTAATGTCCGCTCCGGCTCTGGAAGTAGAAATTAGAAAAGTATCGCTATCTAAAGTAACCGGAAGCTATATAAGTTTCTCAGATACTTTTGTTAAGTATCCGTACGTCAATGTGACACTGTTGCCGACATTAAGTGGTTCAGATAATGTAAATGCATATGTTAGAAATGTCTCTATCAATGGTTTTGATTTAGAGTTTTCTGATGTATTTACAGGATATGTACACTATATGGCTGCACGATCTGAGTAGGTGGAAATAATATGGGTAATCCTAAAGATTTTTTAGCAAAACAAATTAGAACAAATACACTAGTAGTTTCTGGCGGAAACTGGGCTGTGAACAAAACCGATGGCAGTTCTCCGGGGCTATTAATTTACTCGGCTTCGGTCGCGACAGATTTTGTAGGATCTAGACCTGATAGGGTCTATTCAGGTTCAGGCAATTTTGGTATGGTTCAAATATATCAAACAGATGCTTCGTTATCTGGCGGTTTTGCATTAGCAAACACGTATGGCGGTAATGTCAGAATTGCTTTTGATGAAAAAATGGACATACTTCCGCATCATGCGACTCAACGAGTAACAAAAGCTCATATTCTCGTAGCTTCGGGTGCAAACGCTGTTCCGTTTATAACATTTATTTCTGGCTCTAGCGCCAGCCCAGGTGGGTCTGGTCAGAGAATGTTTATTCTTTCTCAATCCATCGGTGGCTCACACCCGCATACAAGTTCCAATACAGCTGCTAATGATCCATATAACATGTTAGATGTCAACTTCTGGGTCTCTGGATCTAAGAATTCTAAGCGAAACGACGGGAGCAACGGATATTGCGGTACCGCGGTGTTCGGAGGGGACCTTGTAGTATCAGGAACGCTTTATGCTGAAAAACAGGTAATTGAAGTAGACCTTAGTAGATCCGGATCTCTCTATGTTTCAGGTTCCGCAGAGATTGGTGGTGGTCTCGTTGTCAATGAGCACGGTGGTGCGCTCGACATGGAAATAAGATCTCAACATCAAGCCACCTTCTTTAAGGCAGATACTAGTGCTGAACAGATTCTTATCTATTCTGGATCTAGCAGTACCACGCTTCCATCATCTCACGGTCCATTGGCACCGCTCCATATTGCACTTCGAAATGATTCGCCCACTGGGGTTAATAGCGCACTTATTTTAGAAAAAATGTCGGCTACTGCAATCAGCTCAGCCGGAATTGGTACTGGGATTCTTTTTAGACTAGAAACATCAGACAGTAACTATGAATATGTTGCAGGTGTCGAGGCATTAACAACAACACATACCGGTGGGTCTGAAGACGCTGCAATCGTCTTCAAGACAATGACGGGTGGTGCTACTAGATCAGAAAAATTCAGGATCGGTGCTGATGAAACTGTTGTTAACGAAGGCTCTATTGATCATGATTTTAGGGTAGAAACAAATAATGAAGATGAGGCTTTCTTTGTAGATGGTGGCAATAATGCTGTATATATCAACAAGGGTGAAAGTGCAGTTTCAACCCATATTCACTCGACTAACGACATTGCAATAACAGTAGCTGCAGCTGGTGTTATCATAAATGAAGATGGTAACGCAGCAAATGATTTTCGTGTAGAAACAGACAACAAAACTCACGCTCTGTTTGTTGATGCCAGCTTAGACCAGGTTTTGATCTTAACCGGTGCCGCAGGTATGCCCTCTTCTGCAAACATGACTGATGCTTGCTTTGTTGTTTCTGGTTCCAAGGATCAGAGAGGCCGCGGCGGTACATATGGTACTGCAGTATTTGGTGGCGATGCCCACTTTTCAGGAAGTGTTACAGTTGGCGGGACACTAGGGTCCTGGACGTCTGTTACTTCACCTCACTATCATGTAATACCGGCCAGCGGAGATTTTAGTGTTGGTATTGGTCACGGCGGGGTTGGAAACGGAATAACGCAGTCAGATATTTGGCTTGGAAAAGATGGGGGTGCAATCTTTAATCAGCATGGTTCCGGATCATCTCATTCCGACTTTAGAATTGAAGGTCAAAATGATGCCAATCTATTTGTTGTCGATGTGTCTACTGACTCTATTGGTATTAATGTCGCTGCAGGTTCCCATGGGTCTCGACTTGATATCCTAGCTAACGATGCATCTGAAGTAGGACTATTAGTAACTAATAATCCCGGCTCAGCAGCCGCGATGGGTGACGTGGCAAAATTTATTAGCGGATCAGTTGAGGTATTCTCTGTAGGCAGCACAGATGTTGTTATTAACGAAGGGAGTGCAACTAGAGACTTTAGAGTCGAGTCGAACGCAGACACTCATATGTTACATGTTGATGGAACCAACGACGGAGTTTCAATCGGAACTAGTGATCCATCATCTTCTACAAAGCTTCATATAGGAAATAGCTCAAATTCAAGTGCTGAAAGAGTTATTCTTATGGTTGAGAATGAGACGGCATCTGCACTCGATGCTCAAATAACCTTTGCAAAACAAGGTACAGCAAAACACTGCATTGGAATGGATGACAGTGATTCTGATAAATTTAAAATTAGCACTGGCGGCTCGCTTGGTGCGGGAGTTTCTCTTATTGATCTACCTGCAGCAGCAGGCGGCGAGATTGTTTTCAATGAAGGCCATGCAGATATAGATTTTAGAATTGAAGGTGACACTGATACCAACTTGTTTGTTGTTGATGCATCTGCAGATACCATTGGAATTAATATTGCGGCTGGATCTCACGGTGCAAAACTAGATATTCTTCAAGATGCCGCTAGCGGAAAAGGGTTGTTGGTTAAAAATAATCCTGGTAGTGGTGCTGCAGCGGGTGATATCGCACAATTCGTTAGTGGAAGTACAGAGGTATTTTCGGTGGGGGCTGCAGATGTCGTCATCAACGAAGGTGGAACTTCAAGAGACTTTAGGGTTGAATCACTTAATCAAGCGGGAATGCTTTTTGTAGATGCGAGTGAAGATACTGTGGCCATTGGAACCATTTCAGTAGATTCAAATGCATCTCTTCATATTACACATCCACAAGACTCTGCAGCAGCTATCCTATTAATCGAAAACGAATCCTCAGGCAACGCTTACGATGCACAAGTATCCTTTGCAAAGAATGGAACAACAGCACATTCAATCGGAATGGATGATAGTGACTCTGATAAGTTGAGAATTGCTATGGGAAGTGCGCTAGGGGCTTCGAATAAAGCACTTATGGATTTTCCTTCTGCTACAGGTGGTGCCATCGTAGTTAACGAAGACGGCCAGGATCATGACTTTAGAATAGAAACTACAAATGATACCAAGGCATTTCTGGTAGATGCTGGAAATGATGTAGTTGTAATAAATGAAAACGGAGATGGTGTAGACTTCCGTGTTGAAACTGCAGCAGAGGATGAAGCATTCTTTGTTGACTCATCGGCAAATATCGTCTATGTCAACAAGGGTGAGACAGCAGTAACTACAATCATAGGTAGTACAAACGATGAAGCAATCAGGGTTGGTGCAGCCGGAGTTATTTTCAACGAAGATGGGCATGCAACTAATGACTTTAGAGTTGAGTCTGATTCAAAAGATCACGCATTTTGGGTCGATTCCGGTGCAAACTTTGTAAGTATTCTTACTGGTTCTGAGGCTATTACTGGGAATACAAAAGGTGGTACGGACGTCTGCTTCTTCGTATCGGGCTCTAATGACAAGGACACGCAAGTTCGAGGCGTTTCAGTGTTTGGTGGCGATGTAGTTGTTTCTGGAACAATTTATGATAAGTCTGGAAATTCACTTACCAACAATTATGGAAAAATGGCTGTTCTCGACAGTAGCGGAAATACAGAGGGAACTTCAACAGCTGCTGGTCTTGCTGATACATTCAAGCTAAAAGAAGGTAGTGGCATCGGTCTTTCTATCAATGCCGGAAGTGATCAAGTAACAATTTCAGCAAACTTTGGATCTGCAACCAACCCAGCCTTTACAGATCGAGGATTCAGGACAGGTCATGTTGAAAACCACCGCGGTACTTCAATCATATGTACAAGTTCAATCGCTTTTGTAAGTGGTAATCATATCGGGGGAGTTTCACCAGTAGCTTATGATGCTTCTAATGTAGGGCAAGATGTCTTCTTCTTCGTTTCTGGTTCAGTTGGCGGTGAGACGGCTGCTGCAGCGCATAGACACGGTGTTTCATGTTTCGGTGGAGATATGGTCGTAAGTGGCGCGCTTGCAACAAAGAGCAATTTCAAAGTTAATGGAAATACAAATCTTAAGGGCAACACAGCTTTGGGTAACGCTAATAGTGACACAATTACATTTACTGGAAGGGTCAATTCTCATGTGTTACCCTCAGCAGATAGCACTTATAATTTAGGTAGCGCTGCGTTGAGATTTGCCAATATCTACACAGGCGATCTACACTTAAGAAACGATCGAGGAAACTGGACAATTTATGAGGAACCAGATATGTTAGTCGTTGTTAATAACTTAACAGGAAAGAAATATAAGATGGGTCTTACCCCTCTAGAGGATGACGAATAATGGCACTAATCGGATCATTAACTACTACAGGATCTATGTCGTCCACAGTTGTGGATGAGGCACGCTGGAAGGTTGCCAACGATGACGGCACATCTCCTGGTAGTGTATCTTTAGTCGTACAGGCAGGTGACTTTGGAAATGCACATCAAAGAAATGCTAGCGGTAGTATTATATTTGTTGGAAAAGACGGTGGATCAACAAACAAAGCAGGATCGATAGTTTCCAAACCGTATACAAATCAAGACCTTATCTTTAGTAGTTCTCAGTCTCATGCTGATATTAGATTTGCTGTTAATGATAACGGTAGTAATTTTAACTTAATGACAATGACTTCTGGTCGATCTGGTGGAGGCCTTTCAGGTTTTCGGAAACCAAAAGTTTTCATTACTGATACGTCTGCTGGTTATGATAAAGACGTCACAGTTCAGTATAGAGGCGGAGGTCTTTTAACTGTATCAACTCAGACAGATCAAGTAGGGATCCAGATAATTCACACAGGAACAGCAACTGAAAAGGCTTTTGAGGTTAAAAAGCACACCGGTGGGGCTGGCGGAAATGATACTAGTTCACTCTTTTCTATAGGTCACGGAGAAACAGTAGTTAATAACGATTCAATTGATCATGATTTCAGAGTTGAGTCTAATGGGCAAACTAACATGCTTTATGTTGACGGTGGCAACGATCGTGTCGGCATCGGCAATAACGCGCCCATGGGCGCGCTAGATATTAATGATATGAGCCAGACATATGCCCTTGTTTTAAGAAGAAATGACAATTCGGGCGTTGCAACATCGTTTAGTGCTGTAACGATGGGAGGCCAGGCTCAAACATACTTTACAGGAACAAACGGCAAGTTTCTATTTTATGGTGGGAAAGATTCTAATCCAGATGCACAAGTTTACATTACGGGAAAAGCCCAGGCATCAAATCCCGGGGATTCTAGAATTTGGTTCAGTACTCTAGCAAACAACGGCTCAACACAAACGGATGTATGGTACACCGGGTATGATAGAGGTGACTCTAAGTTTATGATTGGAGAATCATCGACATGGGGTACAAATCAAGTCTTTACTTCTGATGGTGACGAAATTGTTTTAAATGATAGCTCTAATGATGTCGACTTTCGAGTTGAAAGCACTGACAAGACTCATGCTATTTTTATGGACGGTACAAACGGAAAGGTTGCATTTGGTGACAACACAGACACTAACCTATCTAGTCTTCCGTACGTTACAATAGCAAAAACCTTGACAGATAAATGGGACAGTGAACTTGGTAGTTCGAATACACTAGATCATATGGATTTGTTGATTCGAAACAAATCAAACATAGAGAGAACATTTGCAGCACTTGCCTTCGATCCGGGAACTGAGGTTGACTCTGATTCAATCGGAGCGGCAATTATTGCTGAGCGTGATGGATCAGCTCATGCAGATTCAACAAAACATGATACAAACCTTCTTTTTTGCACGAACTATAGTGGCGATGACGACCTATCAGAAAGACTGAGGATTGCTCACGATGGACAACTTTATTCATCCAGAGACGTCGGAGCACGATTAAATCTTATTAGAAATGACAGTGTAATTGGATCGAATAACGCTATCGGAACGATAGCGTTTTTAGGTAAGGAAGATACTTCTGGAATGCATACGGCAATCGTGTCGGGCACCATGATGGAATCAGCAAAAATACAAGCGGTATCGGAAGCTTCAATGGCAGCCGGAGACTCTCCCAGTCAGCTGCGCTTCTTCACAACCCCGGACGGGTCAGCTACAGCTACAGAGAAATTGCGGTTAACGGCGGCTGGAAATATATACAATTACACTTATGATGAAAAGGCCTCTCTTTACTTGAGTAGAGTGGAAACGGGTGATAATACAATCGGTTCCGGAGATGAATTAGGTTTCTTAGCCTTTCGGGCTTCAGAAAACGGGTCTGATTATGCTCAAATTGGAGGAATTACAGTACAAACAACAGAAGCTTTTGCTTATAATTCAGCGCATGGTTCTAAATTTAGGTTTTGGATGACGCCTGATGGTGCTACTTCGAATGTCAATGTTGCTAATCTAGACGGATCTGGAAACCTTGATGTTGCCGGTTATTTTCAAGCGGGTGGAGCAACGACACTGAAGGGCGCTACAGATCTAAACGCCAATATTATGAGCGATAAGAGTATGAACTTCTTTGTCGATTACGATAGTGATAATACCGATTCGGAGTTTGCTTGGTATAACCATTCTTCAACTAAGCTGATGTACCTCACTGATGATGGTGATCTCTGGTTAGATAGTTCATCTCCGTCTATCACACTCAACTGTGATAGTAATACTGAAGCCACTGATGGTGCCTTATATTTCATAAAAGAAGATACCGATATTGATGACAACAATGAGATCGGCACAATAATGTGGCGGTCAAAAATTGAAGGCGGAACCGCAAGAACAGCTGGCTCTATAAAGATTCTTGCATACGGTGATCACTCAGATTCAGACTCTGCGGGTGAGATGAGATTCTATCTCACCCCTGATGCTAGCACATCACCTACTGAAAGTGTTAGAATTAGAACAGGTGACAATAACATGATGTTCTTGGATGGAAATGTTTCAGAAGACTCCATTTTTACAGAAGGCCACAGGTATATTGAAAATGGATCGGACATAACTTACAGTGATGCCTGTGTTCTAGTTGATGGAAAACTTGAAAGATCTTCTTCTCCAAAGCAAAAAAATGTATGCGGCATCGCGTGGTTTAAGACGCATCAAAGTCGTGTCGACATGGGCTTTGGTAGCCTGGCGCGCCATAATGAAGATGATGATGGTAATAAGACCTTCATTAGGTTTAGAACTCAACTTGATTCTCTAGGGAACAGATACAATAGAGGAAAATTTGAGGATGGGGATACTGTTGTTGCTGACGACTATTCTAAGATGTGGAAAGTCGCATCACTGGGAGATAGTAGACAGGAAGCTGATGATTCATCAACGCAACCTGACCTAGCAGGATTTAAGGTTTGCAATGAGGGGGGTGCTATTGAAGCAGGTGACCTTCTTTGTACAAGCAGTACTGCTGGTTATCTGATGAAACAAGATGATGATATTATTCACGGTTACACCGTCGGAAAGGCTATGGAAGATGTGACGTTTGATGAAAACGGTCAAGCTTCCGGAATCTATGGTTACATTTACTGTGGATAAAATTCACTAATATAGAAATTTTAAAATTAACAAGAGAGATGTTTAACCATAGACATCTTTTTTAAAATGTAAAAATTATTTTTAAACATTCACCAGGATTAGTTTAATGTTCTATAGAGAGAGAGAGAATACTAATAGAGTGATACTATCTTAATTAGATAGATTATAATATATTAGAGAGAAGAGAATAGAGATACAGTTAACTGTTTCTTTACTACAGTAGATATCTAAAAGAGAGAAGTATATGCTAGTAAGCCCGGATCAGAATGGAAATATTGATACACGTCAAGTAGAAATTGTGTTTGTTTCAGACATGTTTGCTGAGGACTATGCAGGAGGAGCAGAGCTCACATCAGAAGCTTTGATTGAATCCTCCCCAATGAGGATTTTGAAACTAAGATCTCAACAAGTCTCTATGGAATCTCTTCAGGCTCTGTCAGGTGCATACTGGGTTTTTGGTAATTTTTCTGCAATGAATCTTGAGTTGATTCCATCAATTGTTGCAAATGTCAAATATTCAATTCTAGAATATGATTACAAGTTTTGCAAATATCGATCACCTGAAAAACATCAGTATAGTGAAAATTCTCCATGTGATTGTAGAGAATCGATGAATGGAAAAATAATTTCAGCATTCTACTATGGAGCTACCACGCTTTGGTGGATGTCAGAAAAGCAAATGGAACTGTATCATAAAATGTATCCATTCCTATCAGAGAAAAATAATGTAGTATTGTCATCAGTTTTTAGTGATAGAACATTTTTAGATGTCAAGCTTCTCAATAATTTAAAGAAAAACGATAAGCGTTCAGGCTGGTTAGTCTTGGGTTCGAACTCCTGGATAAAGGGTGCAGATGATGCTGAGCAATGGTGTAAAGACAATAATAAAGAGTACGAAGTCGTTTGGGGATTACCACATACAGAAGTACTGAAAAAACTTGCCGCTGCTGAAGGATTTGTTTATCTACCCAAAGGTAATGACACGTGTCCCAGAATGGTCATTGAAGCAAAACTACTTGGTTGTGAACTAGAACTAAATGATTTTGTTCAGCATAAAGACGAAATTTGGTTCAATACAGATGATGAATTCGATACAGTCGCTTATCTTTATGCTGCTCGAGATAGATTTTGGAATGGTGTGAAGTTTGACATGACATACAACCCACCAATATCCGGATATACGACGACCAAGGACTGCATTGACCAGGATTATCCTTTCGAAGCATCTATCAGGTCAATGCTCGGATTTTGTGATGAAGTTGTAGTAGTCGATGGCGGTTCATCAGATGGAACATGGGAAAAATTACAAGAGTTATCAAGTGAGAATGATAAATTAGTTATTCACCAACAAGCCCGCGATTGGAGTGATAAGAGATTCGCTGTATTTGATGGCGCACAAAAAGCTTTGGCAAGATCAATGTGCACTAAGAAATTTTGTTGGCAACAAGATTCAGATGAAATAGTTCATGAAAGTGACTATGAAAAAATTACTAGTTTAGTTAGAAATTTTCCAGCAAATGTAGAATTGATAGCCCTTCCGGTGATCGAGTACTGGGGAGGACCAGAGAAGGTTCGCATGGACATAAACCCATGGAAGTGGAGGTTGAGTAAAAATCTGCCTCATATAACCCATGGAATTCCAGCAAAATTAAGAAAATTTGACGATGATGGAAATCTATACTCATCTCCAGGCTCTGACGGCTGTGACTATATAAGATCAGATAGTTTTGAACCAATACAATTTGCAAACTTTATTACAGATGATGTAAATCAAGCAAGGATCCAGGGATTAAAAAATGATGATATTAAGGTTCAATATGAAAACTGGTTAAATCAGGTCCTGTCTCAACTCCCATCTGTACAACACTATTCGTGGTTCAATATTAAAAGAAAAATTAGAACATATCGTGATTATTGGTCACAACACTGGCAAAGCCTGTATGACATAATTCAAGAAGACACATCAGAAAATAACATGTTTTTTGACAAAGCATGGTCTGAGGTAACAGAAGAAGAAATGGATGCACAGGCAAGTAAACTATCTTCTGAGATGGGTGGGTGGATATTTCACTCAAAGGTAGATTTTAATCAACCTACCCCTCATCTAAGTATCGATAGAGACCACTCCCCTCTAGTAAGCGATTGGATTGCGAGAAATAGATAATGAAGTTAGTTTTTATATCACCATGCTATAATGCTTCAAACAATCTAGAAACTCTAATAAATTCTGTCAAGAGTCAAAATGACGATAGATGGGAACATGTTCTAGTAGACGATATATCAACTGACAATACATCAGATAGATTAGTAGAACTGGTAGGAGAAGATAAGCGTTTTACTATTATTAAGAATGAAGAAAAAAAATTCGCGCTTAGAAATATCATTGAGATTGCTAGAAAATATCAAGATGAAGATGGGATCGTAATCGGGACAATTGACGGTGATGATTCTTTGTGTAATAATAATACCGTAAAACTTGTTTTGTCTGCTTACGAAAATGGCGCCGACGTTGTCTGGACCGGTCATCAGTGGGACATAAATAGTATGAATATCTCCAGGCCAATGCCGCTAGGTGTAAACCCATATCAGTGGCCATGGTGTACATCACATTTTAGAACATTTCGCTCAAGTTTGTTGACTAAAATTTCTGATCATAACTTTAAACATGTCAATGGAACGTGGTTCAAAAGAGGCTACGATCAAGCTTTAATGTTGCCACTTTTATTTTTAACAAAAAATAGAAATTATATTGATGAAGTTTGTTATCTTTATAATATTGACTCATCTTCAATCCCAGAAGATAAAAGAAATTGGTGCGAAATGGAGCAAATTGCAACAATAAACATGGTTCGTGCTCGGGGGTTCTTAAAATGAATGTCTATTTAGACAATGTAAACTTCTCATCATCATCAGGCCCAAATAGCTTTGGTAAAAAACTAGGAAAGTCATTGGTTACAAAGGGGCATAATATAACCCCAGAAACTGCAGAAGAAGTAGATGTTATACTTTCATTTATTATGACTAACTTAAACGTCAAGTTTAAACCAATGGCACTAAGGTTAGATGGAATCTACTTTAATTCTGCACAAGACTATGATAAGTTAAATGCACCAATTTCAATGTCTTATAAAATATCAGATGCAGTAATTTTTCAATCTGATTTTAATAAAAAGCTAACGGAAAAATACTTTGGAGAACATGACAATTCTTATGTGATTAGGAATGGAACCTGTTTAGATGTGATAGATAAAATACTGGAAATTCAACATCCGGTTATTAATAATTTTTCTGAGGTTTGGAGTTGTGCATCGAGCTGGCGCCCCCACAAGCGCTTAAAAGATAATGTAGGTTATTTTCTTGAAAAGGCACCAGTAGATGCATGTCTAGTTATCGCCGGCGACAATCCTGACTATAAAATTGATCACCCTCGAATTTTTTATGTAGGCCCATTAGATTGGGTCACCTTGATATCGCTGTATAAGCGAAGTAAAAAGTTTCTTCATCTTGCATGGTTAGATCATTGCCCCAATGTTGTAATTGATGCTAGAGCTAGTGGATGCCAAATAGTTTGTTCTTCTTCCGGTGGAACTCCAGAAATCGCTGGCATCGATGCCGAGATTGTAATAGAAGAGCCATGGAATTTCGACCCTGTCAGACTTTATCACCCACCAGAATTAGATTACTCTGCTGTTCAAAAAAATACGTATGAAAATTCAGAATTGAACATTGATCATATTGCAGACCATTATTTAAATGTATTTGAAAATATAAAGGTTTAAATGAACATCAAGATAAATCATTTCTTAGGATTACCAGATTCAAAAAAGAATTCTCAGGCAATTTTTTTAGGTTGCGGCCCTTCTATAAAAGATATTGACAAAGACTTTTTAAAAAAGCTAGATAAACTCGATGTCTGGACTTCTAATAGTTGGATAATACACAATGAGATTATTCCTGACTATTATCATGTCGAAGTAAAAGCTCATCGATCTGGCCCTATCTTTGAAAGACTCTGTATTGAAAAGGCTGAAGAGTATAAGTCTGTAAACTGGATAATTGACGGTACCAGATCTCACTTGCTAAACTATGTAAAGCCAGAACTATATAAATCAATTTATGCTTATCCGAAGTACTATAGACAAGAAACTTCCGGAGCTTATAAATTACATCCACAGGCTGTAGCTGTTAGTAACAATGCTAGTCTAACTGTAATTCTAGATATGATGGCAAGAATGAACTATGATAGAATTTACTTTCTAGGCGTTGACATGTATTCTAGTAAATATTTTTGGACAGATAATCCAGAATATGATAAAGTTCAAATACCAGATATTATAAAATCATGTAAACCTGATGAAAGATCACCAGACTCAGAACATCCAACTCAGAAGTTGAAAGACTTTATAGTAGAGTTTGGAGAAAATAATAACATAGAATTTATCAACTTGTCATCAAAAAGCTTGCTAGCTGATAAAATAAAAACAATTCCCATGGGAGATCTAAATGTTTAATAAAAGCTTATTTGAAGAAACAACACAGTCTGAAAAATGGCTAATGAAAAATATCGATGGTTTTAACATGCATCTAAACCCATACGACGGGGGTATTTCAGGTGCGCTTTATTCACAAGGTTACCGTGAAAAAGCCTTTATGGGAATATTGCAAAATGTTGTTTCTGAAGGCATGACTTGTCTAGACTTGGGTGGCAACATAGGATATACTACATTGTATATGTGCCGCGGCGTCGGCACCACCGGGAAGGTATACGCCGTCGAACCTGATCCAAATAATATAGAGCTTCTTCGTGCAAATATTAAAGAGAACAATTATGATAAAAGATGTGAAATAACACAATGTGCAATATCAGATTCTGATTCGACATTAGAGTTCTGGCAGGCTGACAAACCTAACTTGAGTAGTGTTCACAAGACGAAACATAGCACAAGCAAGATTTCAGTTGATGCCTATAGTTTGTCCACCTTTTTCAAAGACAGAGATTTTCCAAACTTTATAAAAATGGATGTTGAGGGACATGAAGTTTCAATCTTCCGGGGAGGCCTAGACTACTTCTCAAACAATGAAGGTCCGATATCAATACTGTTAGAGGTGCATCCACATTTTTATGGAAAAGATAATGACTTTGAAGCAATATTGAAAGAATATTTTAAGCTAGGCTTCATTCCGAGGTTCACAGTTGCAACTCCGGTGCCACAACCTCGCCTTTTTAAAGAAGCTGGTTATGAACCCGTGACATCAATTATGACTGACGGCTTCCACAGAGGGATATACGGAGAAATTTCCGGAGATGATCTGCTTCGATTTGCTTGTAGGGAAAACCTAGAGGGTACTAGTAAGAAAATAGTAAGAAGCTTTATGCTTTCTAGGGACTAGAATGAAAGAGTTCTATAAAAAAATTAAACACCCTGATGAATCCAAGCATTCAAAAGCTTTGCAAATTTTAAAGTATATTGGTCAAGACGGTTCTGAAAAAGACGTCAATTTTGAACTATTTGCTGCACAAAATTTCAATATAAACTCATCATTCAATAAGCTTTTTTCTTTCTTGTCTCTTCAAAACAAGCCTGTAAAGATTATTGAAATCGGCACATTTAAGGGAGGTTTGACTGTTATTTTAGATACGTTTGCCAAAGCCCACAACCTAGACTATAGTCTTTGCACATATGATATAACCGATAGATTAATATCTAAAGATGTAAAAGAAATATTTGAAGAATTAAAAGTTGAATTAACTATCAAAGACGTTTTTTCCGACGACGGAAAAGAAATAATCGATCTAATTAGTAACCCTGACTATATTACTGTTCTGTTTTGTGATGGGGGAAAGAAAGCTGAAGAAGTTTCTAAGTTCTCCAAGTCATTAAAGACAGGCGACATAATTTTAGGTCACGATTATGGTTTCGACGCACAGGAATTTCAAAAAAAGGAGTGGAATGCTTATGAGCTGAGTTTTTCTCAAGTTGCGTCTGCATACAACTCATCAAATCTAAGATTTCTATTCAAAGACCTAATGGAAGATTCGGTATGGTTTTGTGCCAGAAAAACCAATCCAGTCGGAAAGACCCTTCAAATATTAACAGTTTGTAATGAACCGTATGTCGACATAATGATGAATCTAATTGTATCACTAGAAACATACCATCCAGAAGTTCCAGTAAAGATGTTATCACTAAACTTAAGTGATGAATCCAAAAAAAGATTTAGATGTCACTCAAATATCAGCTTCATAGACGACACATATTCAGATTTCAAAAACTTTGAAGAAGAAAGGGCATATTGTGAAAGTTGTAGAACGTGGAATACAAAGAACATCTTAAGTGAAACATGTTCAGATGTTTTTTATGTCGATGGAGATGTCTATCTAGAAGATAATGTCTATGATCTTTTTGACTTTTTCGAGTCTACTGATTTTTGTGCAAGAATCAAAATTGATAATCCACTAAGATTTAATGCTGGAATGATATATGTCAAAAATACACCAGATAATTTTAAAATAATAGAAGAGTGGGAAAGAGAAACTAGAAAACACGGATGGGTCTGGTTGAGCGCACAAAATGAATTGGGTAATGTTTTAGAGCGACACAAAGAAAAAGTAGTTGTTAAAACATTTCCAAAGAAGTTTGATGGCATAGACACAAACCCAGAAACTGTTCTAGTTCATATGAAAGGCCCACAAAAGAAAAAGAGATGAGCTATCAATATTTTACAGCATTTGATATCAAATATGCATGGTGGGGAATTCACTTAGCCAGATCTATTTATGTAAATTCTCCCGATAGTAATTTTAACATATTTCTATTATTAAACGCCGACCAAACAGATTCTATTGAGTCTAAAAAAGTTATAGATTTGATACTCAAGGCCAATCCTTCAACTAAAATAGAAGTTATTGCTCTTGATCATTTTATGCCATCTGAAGCATTAAAGCGATATTGCGCCGGCTTTAGAACAACAGTATTCGGCCCGAGCAGAGATAAATATTTTGAAAAAGATGATACGCTGGTTTGGATAGACGCAGATTCTATTGTAAGAAATCCTCTAAAAGAACTTGAGGTTTTTTGTGAAGAAAATAGTTTTGATGTAGCAGCTCGGGCAAAGAACGCCAAATATAAGTTTGCCTCCGGCCTCATTATACAAAAAGGCACATCTGCAGCTAGAGATTTTGGAAATAAATGGTTCTCAAAATGGGGTCACCGTTTTAGTAAAAGTGAATGGACCGCTGACCAAAATGCATTTAATGACACATCACAGTGGTTTTTTAGCAGAGGCATAGGAAATGTAATAGCTGCACCAAAATCATTTTGTGATGTATGGCTATCAGAGAGTGGACTTATATGGCAAGCAAAACATCAAACAAAAATGAAAAAAATCTATGTTGATGAAATGAAAACATACCGCCCTGAATCTTCTTCTAAGTATTGGGAAGAAATGAAAGCTAAAATGATTACAGTTGCGATAGATACAACAACTTTTTCTTACAAGGGTGTTAATTTTGAGTTTATGGGTCTAGATGGTGAAGAAATATTTGAGGAAATTAAAAGGACTGGGTGTTTTTATAATGTTGAATATTTGGAAGCAATAGCCAAGCTAGACAATAAAGATTCTCACGTTATAGTAGGAGCCGGATTACAAAATGAGAATGTTTACTTAACAGCATTCAATAACTGTTTGATGTCTTTTAATTTTGAACCACAATTAAAAATGATCGACATAGGGTTGAGAAATTCACAAAACAATCCTGGTGCATCCCGTGGAGCATTTACTTTAGGTGATCCTCGCGAGGATATCGTTAATCATAATGCTAAGAAAGATTTAATAGCAATGTTCCTAAACTGGAAAACTAGTGATGGAAAAGAAGTGTCGTCAATTTGCAAAAGTATAGGTGAACCGCAACGGATAATAGACGGAAACTATCGCTATGGATCAATGCCGAATGATCTGGATTACGGAACCAAAGCTTTTCTTAGAAGTGACAAATATAAAACCATGAGAAAAGTAACTTATACGCCCGATACTGTAGAAAGAATGGATTTCTTAAAAGAAGTAATAAAAGATGTGCCTGACACAAATACCTCACTTTCTGCGCCATTAGATGAAATAATAGCCGCAGTTCATAGGGAAGTTGTTAATTCTGCCAATATTAGTGAAAGGGATGGTATCTTAACACCATGGTCCCGAGGACAATGCCGTGAAAACTATGACTTTACTAAATTTGTAGGTCTACTTGTAATAGACGTGTTCAATTATAGTTTAGATATTTTAAAAACAGCCCCGGAACTCTTAAAGTTTTTTTATCCGCACGTGGCAATCACAGTTTATGATAGTATAGACCAAAATGAAAAAGTAGATAAAATTGAAACTATGCTGGGCCCACAATATGAAAAAATATATGATAAGCCACCAGCACTTGATCCAGGTGCTAGATGCTTGGTCTATAAGTCTTTGAGAAGAAAACAATGAAGAAAATTGCATTAATGTGTGGGTATTTCGGCGGCAGACCCTCAGACAATAAAGGGAACAACTATACCCGGCCCGATGGCTCAGAAATTAACGGTATTTGGCCTCTAGAGCTGCCGGCATTTTTAATATCATGCAAGCACAATCCTACGATAGACTGGAAGATTGTAACAAACCTAGAGATACCAGAAGACGTCCCGCGAAACGTTCAATTTATCAAAGTTGAACTAGATGATCTTTTTAAACGATTTAAAACAAAAATTGGCAAAGATCTTCCGTTTACTAATTTAAAAAAAATGGGAGATGTAAAAGCAACGTATGGGATTATTTTTGATGATATTTTTGAAGGATATGACTACTGGGGCCTTTGTGACATGGATATCATTTGGGGTGATATTAGAAAATACATAACTGATGATTTGTTAAGCGAGTATGACATTATTTCTTCCCGTGAAGGTTGGATGAGTGGCCACTTTACAATATACAGAAACATCCCGGGCGTAGCTGATATATGCCGATATGTTCCAGAATTTATCCAGACATTTAATCAAACAAGGTATAGAAGCTTAGATGAAGTTCAGTTAACCAGTTTTTTAAATCGAAAACTAGTAAAACCCGATGGAAGCACACTTAAAGTAAGAATGAAGAAGATTCAGCACGATGCAGGTGAAACACTCCCGGGACAGTCAGATCCGAATTCTAAAGAAAAATGGAAATGGGAAAATGGTCGTGTTTATAGACTTGTCAAGAACGACGGAACAGAAGAAAAAGATCCAATGGAGACAATGTACGTACATTTAATACACTGGAAGTTTGTTATGACAGATGTACAGGTGACCTACGGGGATAATCCATCTGTTATGACAATTGTAAAAGAGAAGATTTTCTAAAAGAGTCGGTAATGTCAACAAAAGATAAAATAAAAGAAATAATGAATCGCTTTCAGACGTCTGATAGCTCTAGAAAGAATGGTCCAGCAACTTATTTAGGAAATACGCCAGATATCTTCAAGGCGTACGAGACAAAAAACCCTGATGATTTACCAGTCCCTCAGTGTGTTCAGTTTGAGATCACAAATTTTTGCACCACGGGATGCAGAATGTGTTTTAGGTGGACATGGACCAATCAAAAAGACTATGATGAAACAGTTGAGTTAACAGCAGATAGACAAATAGAACTTTTTAAAGAGTTGGCTGATTTAGGCGTTAAGACTTTTTTATGGACAGGAGGCGAACCGGTTTCTCACCCCGAGTTTGTCAGATTAATAAAGGCTGCCCATGAATTTGGCGTAAAGGTAGGCGTACTCAGTAACGGAGTGGGAATTACTAAAGAAATAGCTAGTGCAATGGTCCAATATGGTTCTTGGGTAAGGATTTCACAAGATGACGTGAAGGAAGACTTTGAAAAAAAGAATGTCCGGAGAGTCCTCGAAGCACCAGCATATGGAAAAGATCACGGTGATATCTTTGAAGAGCTTGATAAATCTATAGGTAATTTAAGAAATGCTATGGAAGAGAATCAAGACTCTAATTTTTCCATCGGTCTGGCATTCACCATCCAAAAGAATAATGTAAGAAGCATTCCTGCCATGATAAGATATGCCGAGGAAAATAAGATTAAGGCATCAATGAAGTTGGCTCACGGCGAAGGGGGCAAGTACTTGTGTACAAAAGAAGATTTAGATTGGATAAAAAATGACCTTCTTGTAAATGAAGAACTTGTTAATTCTGAGTATTCTAATTTGAATTATTTAAAAGATTTCTTTTTAAAGCTATTAGATGAACAAGACGTTATTGACGGACTTCCGACTAGAAAGTACTATAGTAATAATGAGATAACATGCTTTACAACTGAATTGTTTTCTTTGATCGATGCTTTTGGTAGAACATATGTTTGTTGTCATCTATATGACGATAACGGAACATTTAAGTCTGATCAAAGAGAAAAGTACAATATCGGAAACGTAACAAACGATAGTTTCGAGTCAGTTTGGCGCAGTAATGCTTATCAAAAAATAAGAGAAGATCTTTCCCCTATAGACGTATGCAATATGCATTGTTCTAATTGTACTAGGCATTGGGTACCAAACACTGTTCTTACAGCTTTACATAGAGAGGTATTTTTACCTTTGAAAGAATCGCTAGGTTTAGACGATGCACTAAAGGAATATCAAAAAGCTGCGAGCGACCTATCAGTCAATACTCCCGTGTGGCATTAAGGGTTCGAATTGTCTAGGCATTTAAGATACAGGTCTATTCGTCATCGCAAACGTCAAAACGACCATCAGTGGTGGAGTTTAAAAATGCTCAACAATACCCTGGGTGAGCTTTCTTTGAAGGAGCTCCGTTCTATATGTAAGGAATTTAGTATTCCATCGTATGGTGCAAAAAAGACGATATCTAAAAGAATTCAAAAGATGCTCTTATATGAGACGTTTACTTTCTCAAAATTCAATAGAGAAATTAAGATAAAAGACTATAGATTTGATTACATCTTTGAAAAGATAAAAATGGAGAAAGATTTTTATGAACATGAACTACTTGACGAAATCAAAAGCGTTCTTTCTGAAAACAACATCATTATTGATGTTGGCGGTCATATTGGAAATCATTCTATTTATTTTTTAAAAGTCTGTGATTTTGATAAATCCTATATATTTGAACCAAGAAAACCGTTAATATCTCTAATAAGAGAGAATGCAATTTTAAATGATATAGCGGAAAAAGTAATAATAAATTTAAATGGAGTAGAAGCAATATCATCTCAACAAGGTATGTTAAAATTTGAAAAAAGAAAAGACTACAACTTGGGTACGGGAAAAATAACAAATGCCCCCGGAAGTTCAAAAGTCGCAACACTCGATTCTGTATTCGGTGATACAGCTGACAAGATTTCGCTAATCAAGATTGATGTAGAGGGACTGGAAAGAGAAGTGCTCAAGGGAGCCAAAAAGGTTATTGACAAGCACACACCGGTAATATCAATAGAATCCCTAGTAAAGTCAGAAAGCCAACTAGAACATGATGCTGCTAGGGATTCTTTAAACGAATTAATAGGCGATAGCTATAAAATTCATTATTCTTTTGGTGCCCTCCCGGGCCCATACACGTATATTTTTGTACCAATTGTTGTAAATTAAGACTTTTCACAATAAAATTAATTTGAGGAATATAATGATTGACTTTGAAAACATTGAAGAGAAATTTAAAGAAACGATAGGATCAGAATCATGGAAGCGTCTAGTAAGTGACTTTTTATCTTCTGATCGAATTTATCTTATAGGTAACGGCGGTCTTCACTTTGTAGCTGCTCATGGAGCAACTGATTGTACAAGATTGATTTCCGATAAGCTGGTAATGTCATTTGACTCGACTGGCTACATAACTTCATGCGCAAATGATCATGGCTACGAGAACATTTTTATACGATGGTTAGAAACTGCGGGTGTAACTGATGTACCACCCAAGACAATGGTTATAGGTCTATCATGTTCAGGAAATTCCAAAAACATAACTCGAGCATTATCATGGGCAAAATCATCTGGGCTAAATACGGGAATGATTTCTGGTCAAACTTCTAAAAGATTGGGGAAGGGAATAAATGAAGTAGTGTTAGACTGCAAGTATTTTCATACATGTGAGGTGTTAACGCTTATCTTGTTCTATCAATTGATTCATGAAACAGACAATGCATGTCCAGCAATCATTGATGAGATCAAAAGAAAAGATCCATGGGCATTAGGTAAAAATGACAAAAAATGAAACAAGAGAGCATTCATTTCCTGATGAGACATTTCAAATCGGGATTGATTTCGACGGTGTAATACATAAAAACTCAAAAGGTTTCCATGACGGTACTGTATATGACGATCCCATCCCAGGAGCTCGAGAGGCACTAGAAAGACTATCAAAAGATTATGTGATAGTTGTTTACAGTGCAAAAGCTAGAAAAGATAGAATGCTTATAAACGGCAAGACAGGCGTTGAACTAATATGGGAATGGCTTGAGAAAAACAATATGTCGTCTTTTGTAAAAGAAGTAACAGCTGAAAAGCCTAGAGCAGTTTTCTATATTGATGATAAGGCTGTAAGATTTAATGGTATCTGGAATGACACGTTTATCGATTTAGAGAGGTTTGGATATTACAATGCCTAATGTTTACGCACTTCAAACTGCAAGAGCCGGCAGTAAATCAGTTAAAAGTAAAAACACGATGTTGTTTGATGACAAGCCACTTTTTCAGCACCCAGTTGAAAAAGCACTACAATCAAAGCTAATAAAACGGGTATATATTAGTACAGATATCTACCTTATAAAACGCAACTCCGATAATCTACCCTATTGGGTTATTTCAAGACCTGATGAATTAGCGGGTGATGACTCTTCCCACCATGATGTCATGATTCACGGAATCAATGAGATAGAAAAACAAACACAGGAAACTGTTGACATATTGGTCGTTCTTTTGGGAAATTCTCTCGGTGCAGAAGGCAAAGAACTAGATAAGGCAATTCAGTTTTTGGTAGACAATCCTGGATATGATTCTATTCAAAGTGTTTCTGAATTTAACATGTTCAATCCGTTTAGAGCATTTACAGTTGAAAACGACTTGTTGAAGACATACATGGATCAACAGGTAATAAGCACTGGAACAAAAATTGATAATGTAAATGACAAAAACTCTGCTGGGGACATTTACTTTGCAAATGGATCGTTTTTTATTTGCAGACGAGAAATTTTAATGAAGAAAGAAGGCTTTCTTCCCTTTCCATGGTTGGGATATAAGATAAAACCTTGGATTCAAGAAGTTACAATGGAAATAGACGCATACTGGCAAAGTTCTGTCTTAAGGAGTCAATGTGAGTGAAGTATATGATAAGTACCTAACTATCGATCAACAAAAGTTGATCAAAGCCATACCCGATGAAAGGCGGTGGAACAACTATAGAAATTTTGATTTAGAGTTGGAGGTTTGGGATTCTTTTTGGAACAATACTTTCAAGTGGGATGGCAAAGAAACCCCGCGTGTTCTTGACTATGGATGCGGCGCCGCCTATGATGAAGTAGTAGCATCAAAACTAGGAAAGGCCAATGTAACATCAATGGATATTGACACCAAGGAAGTTAGAGTAGTATTTGGCAGATTTCACGAAGTAACAGGTGTAGATGCTCAGTATTGGGACGGGGAAACAATTCCGTTTGATGACAATACATTCGATGCCATTATTTCAAAAGCATCTTTGTCAAAGCTTGTAAATTCTTCTTGGGAAATAGCAATAGGAGAACTGGCAAGAGTAACCAAGGATGGCGGTACCTGGTACATTGCACCCCACTATATGGGTGATCGTCTGATTTCAAATGCACCCCAAAATATTAAGGATCTATTGGTATCTAAGTCAATAAGCTTTTGCTCTTGGACTTGGAATACAGAAGACCCTAGAAATAGATACTGGAGAAATAAAGGTGTAATTACGGAGGATGCTGCAGGCGGCCACGATTTTAATTATGAAAATAGAGAAAATATAGGGGTAGATGTTGCCAAAACAGGAAACGAAGGTAATGAGTGAATCTTGTGTAGTAATTTGTAGAGGTTCGTCTTCTGCAAGAATCGCCGAGCTAAAAGAGTCATATGATACATGTCTCCTTGTCAACGAGTGGACCACTGAACTCGACAAGTTCGACTATATTTCAGACTTCATCAAGAACCAAAAACAAGTTGTCCATGTGATCAACAGAGATGGGCGATCCTTGCTGCGTAAGGAACAATACGAAAAATATGCAATAACACATTGCCAACTTAACGTAAGGGAACCAGAGTACAACCAGAGTCCTCTAAAGGGCCATCTAGATGGCCATGGGATAAGATCAACATTCTTGAGCGAAGAAATGGTACCAATATCAAAGACCGGTGCTGGTGGATTTCCATCGACAGGTGTTTTGGCAGTAGCCCACGCAGCTCAAGTAGTTAAGTCTAGTGTGATTCATGTAATTGGTTTGGATTTTTTTGAATCAAATTATTTTTCTCATCATTCCCATAGTAAAAAACCAGAATCACAAGACTATCAAAAAAAGAAAGGTCTTGTTATGAAAGAGTTTATGGCCGATTTACTTTCTAAATTTCCAAATAATGAATTTACGTTTTTTACAAACTCTACGTTTGAACCCAATTTGAATAATGTCAAGATAGTAAGATGACACAAAAAATAGTTGCAATTATTCCAGCTAGGGGTGGAAGCAAGGGAATACCGAAAAAAAATCTCGTGCCCTTAAATGGAAACCCCCTGCTTTACTACAGCATTAATGCTTGTCTTAGCTCGAAACTAGTAGATGAGACCTGGGTGTCTTCAGATGACGATGCAATATTAGACTATTCCATTTCACTAGGTGCAAACGGTTTAAAAAGACCTGCCGCAATTTGTAAAGATACGTCATCATCTGAAAGTGCATTGATTCACTTTGCTGATTGCGTAAGTTTTGATACGATGCTATTTGTACAAGCAACCTCCCCTTTAATTTCTTGTGATATCATAACAAGCGCACTAACTTACTATAATGAAAACCCTGACCTCGATTCCTTAGTTTCTGGTCATATTGATCATGGATTCTGGTGGTCAAATGGTAGCCCTTTGTTTGATCCGCTCAAACGACCAACAAGACAGCAACAAGGTAACCTGTACAAAGAATCCGGCATGTTTTATATTACATCTAGAAACGCACTTTTAGAAACGGGATGCAGATATTCCGGCAAAGCTGAAATTTATCCTATTGATAAGTTGTCTGCTTTAGAAATTGATACAGAAGAAGACTTAAAATTAATTGAACTTATAATGCTTAGGAGAGAAAATAATGTTTAATCCATACACAGACGCACAAGCACCCTTCATCATTGCAGAAGTTGGGATAAATCATAACGGCGATGTTAACATTGCTAAGAAACTAATAGACGTAGCTGTTGATGCCGGATGCGACGCAGTCAAGTTTCAAAAACGTAATATTGACGTTGTATATACTCAAAAATACCTAGATGGCCAACGAGAAAGCCCATGGGGAACTACTCAAAGAGCACAGAAAGAAGGTTTAGAGTTTTCTTTAGAAGAGTATAAAGAAATAGACCGCTATTGCAAAGCTTCCGGAATCATGTGGACAGCTTCTGCATGGGATGAAGACAGTCAAGATTTTCTCAATGAAGCCGGTGTCCCCTTTAATAAGGTGGCATCTGCTATGGTTACTAATCCTGCATTTTTAGAAAAAGTAGCATCGGAAGGAAAGCACACATTTGTTTCAACAGGAATGTGTACTATGGAGACGATCGACGCAGCTGTTAAGATTTTTAAGACAGCCGGCTGTCCGTTCACTCTATTCCATACAGTGTCAGTTTACCCGTGCAACGATTCAGATTGCAATATTAATATGATAACAACTCTAAAAGAAAGATACTCTTGTCCTGTAGGATATAGTGGCCACGAAAGAGGTCTTGTACCCTCAATATTGGCTGTATCTTTGGGTGCTACGTCTATTGAACGTCACATCACACTAGACAGAACAATGTACGGCTCAGATCAGTCAGCTTCCCTGGAACCAGAAGGAATAAGACGCCTAGTAAGAGATGCACGAAATGTTACTGCAACTCTGGGAACTGGTGAAAAGACTTATTCTTCCGAAGAACGCGCAGTTTCTACAAAACTAAGGTATTTTGAGAGTGAGTAAAAAAGAACCCATCGCTCTTCCTAGAAGCATATCGTTAGAGATGACTCACGTCGATAAGGGCTGGGGTTGGGAGCGATGGATTTGTAATGGACCCGAATATTGTGGAAAGCTATTATTTTTCAATAAAGACAAACGGTGTTCTTGGCATGTTCACAGACTTAAGGATGAAGTATTTTATCTTCAGTCCGGAAAAATGATCGTGAAATATTCTGAGAAAGACTCTATTGAAAATGCAAATGAGCTAATTCTAAATCCAGGAGATAACTTCCACGTCTATAGAGGCCTTCGACATCAGATGATAGCTGTTGAGGATTCTGAACTTTTTGAGTTTTCAACTCAACATTTTGATAGTGACAGTTATCGATTAATTAAAGGTGATTAATGATTGAAGTCTGGCCAATAGAAAAATTGCTAGGCTTGCAAGTGTCAAGAGGAGAGCTTTATTCTTTTCAAATAGTTGTAATACTACTAGCTTTAGAAAACATGGCTAACTTGAATCAAAATGGAATAAAGCTTTATCATAGCTGGATAAACTCAAGAAAAAAAAGAGACCCATATCAATCAACCATAAATCTTGGTATGTTGGCTAGATCTTTTGAGATAAATGGATTTTCTGAAAAATTTCCACTAGAAGTAGATCCGTCTGATAATCTTTTAAATGGTGGAACTCACCGAACTGCTTGTTCTATTTTTTATAATCTAAAAGGTGTACCCGTATCTTTTAAGCGAAGAACAGGAAAAACAAAAGATAATCCAAAGTATTATGGGATTAACTATTTTTCAAATTCAGAGCTATTTAATACAGGTGACATAAGCGAACTAAATAATCGCTGGATCTTAATTAAAGAGAGGTATGGTTTAAAATGATTTTTCCAGTAATACTTTGGTCAGTTGCAAGAGACTATTACGATATGATAACTTATGATCTAAGTAGTGGATTCAAAGTAACTGCGGTTAGAGACTGTATGTTTGATAACAACTATGAAGAGTTCATAAGAAAAATATATGAGCCTGATAGTATAGCAGATTGGAAAATAACTAAAAAACTAGATCGTCTATCTTCTCATCCAAAAGTAGCTAGGCTGATACAAATAGAAATACCTGATCCCGCGTATAGGGTTAAGTCTGATGGGAATCCAATCTCAACTGTAACAGAACAAATAAAGAAAGTAATACGACAGAAGTATGCATTTGTCAAGGATCACTTAGATAAGCCAGATACCATTATTCACATGGGAGATACTCATGAGCATTCCAAGTTCATAACTGATTTATTCATTCAGTACGGTAAGAATAACATTTCTAAGCTGGACATACCAAGATTTCTAAGTATGATAAGTGAAGATCTATATGCATTAACAAAGATAGACTCACCCTACATGGTTGACAACTTTCCAACAGACTACCCGGTTGGAAAAGATCTGGATGTACTAGTACCACAAAGCAGTTTTTATTCTGTAATGTCAAAACTAATAAAATTTTCTAGAGACTATCAAGACGTCTTTGAAATTAGAGACGTTTCAGAACCAGATGGTATAAGGATTAGATTTCATAATAAAGCGGGTGATAAGCCTCTAAACTATCAAATAGACATAACAGTTTCAAGTTTGGTTAATTCTTCAAATACCAATATTAAAGACACCTATAAGATACTAGATGATGAGTGGGAATGTTATTCTCGATTAACATCTTTGAAAAAGAAGCCGCATAAAACGCATCATATAGATTATATTTCAACAAGAAAGTCTTTGATTGATGAAAAGATGCTAGAAAAATTAGAGCTATTAGGTACTTATAAAACAATTTTTAATTCCTAATTAATTCTAGGAGTTGAAATGTCATTACGTGAGTACATAAGACAGCTCATATTAGAGAGCAAAGAGTGCAAATCGCCAAAAATCATATTTATGGCAGGCGGCCCAGGTTCAGGAAAGTCACACGTAATTAGATCGCTAGGCTTAAAGCAGAAAATGCGTGTCATTAACCCAGACGATCAGTATGAGGCCTCAATGAAAGCTGAATGCATCCCCATGGATCGAGAATCAGTAATGGATGAATACATGCCAATACGTTCTGAATACAAGGCAGCAGAACAATCAGGTGACACAGAAACAATGTCAAGATTAGAACCAGACTATGAACGCCTTCGAAGTACACTTAGCAGAGATATGACGCTATTTAATCAAGCACGCGCACAAGCTAAAAAAGACCGGGAGGCATGTTGTTTAAACAAAGAAGATTATGTTGTAGACGGCACAGGCGGTTCGCTTAGAGATATAAAGCAACAAGTAGTAAATGCAAAAGAAAGCGGTTATGATGTTGCAATGATTTACGTTCATGTTCCCTTAAAAGAATCACAACGAAGAAATCGTGAACGATCTAAGTTAAAAACACCCGGCCGGACATTAACGCCTCGAACTGTTAAACGATCTTGGTCAGCAGTTGATCGAAACAGGCTTGAGTATGAAAAGATGTTTAAATCAAATTTTTTCCTTGTAATAAACACAGAAGAAGAATCTGAAACTTCAATTAACAGTATACGATCTAGAGTGGGTAGATTTTTAGAATCCTGAACAATTCTCTAGGTTTACTGTATAAATTTACGAGGATAACATGATTTACTGTTTTGACATAGACGGAACCATCTGTTCAATTACAGATGGAAAATACGAAGAAGCAATACCTTTCACTGATAGAATAAAGCTAGTTAACAGACTCTACGCATCTGGAAATACAATTATTTATTTTACTGCCCGCGGCTCAACGACCGGGATAGATTGGACAGAACTTACTAGTGAGCAATTAAATAAGTGGGGCGCAAAATATCATGAGTTACACTTGGGAAAACCTCATTATGATGTTTACATCGGAGATAAGGCTTTGAATGATATGGTATATTTCATAGAAAAGGAAAAGAAGGACGTGAATGAACACAAATAGAATAGGAATTGTAGGGCAGGGATTTGTAGGTTCTGCTGTTAGGGAAGGCTTTTCAAATCACTTGGAGGTTCTGACATATGATAAGGATCCATCAAAAAATTCTTCTTGCCGTAGTCTAGATGACCTAGTTGAAAGCACAGACATTATTTTTATTTGTCTACCCACACCAATGCGATCTTCGGGAGAATGTGATTTAAGTATAGTAGATACTGTTGTTGCACAAATCGATGAATTAGCAGAAAAGGAGGGAAACGATAAGATTCTAGTCTTGAAGTCAACAGTTCCACCAGGCACTTCAGAAAGACTCAACAAAGAATCGAGGCACTGTTCAGTAGTTTTCAATCCAGAGTTTTTAACTGAAGCTAATTACATCGAAGACTTCAAGGGACAAACAAGGATTATTATCGGAGGCCCAAGGCCTTCAAGCACTGTGGTGAAATCAGTATTTAGAAAAGTCTTTCCAACAGTCCCTATTATCAAGACCGGGTCAAATACTGCTGAAATGGTCAAGTACTTTACTAACTGTTTTCTTGCAACTAAGGTAACATTTGCTAATGAAATGTATCATATTTGTCAAAAGCTCGATATAGATTACGATAAGGTAACGGAGTATGCGCTTCATGATAAAAGAATAGGCCGCAGCCACCTATCTGTACCAGGCCCAGATGGCGACTTTGGATTCGGCGGTCATTGTTTTCCAAAAGACCTTAATGCAATAATCTATCTATCATCAATTTTAAGGGTTGATGCTTCGCTATTAACAGCTGTCAATAGAAAAAATAATCGCTTAAGATCTGACAGAGATTGGGAAAATATGATTGGCCGTGCAGTTAGCAAGGAAGACGACGAGTGAAAGTTATAGTAACAGGAGGCAAGGGGTTCGTTGGATCACACTTGGCCTTACGAATGAAAAATTTAGGTCACACTGTTATTGTTATTGATGACGAGTCTGCAGAGGAAAATGAAGAATTCTATGAGTTTGAAGGAATAGAATACCACACTAAAAGTATTTTAGACAATTCAACCGCACCACTATATGAAGGTGTCGAAATAGTTTTTCATGCCGCAGCAAAGGCACGAATACAACCTTCGGTTTCCAAACCGGGTAGCGCATTTGAAACTAATGTTTTAGGCACACAGATGGTATGTGAGTTTTCCAAGAGGGCCGGCGTAAAAAGAATAATCTATTCAGCCAGCTCATCCTGTTACGGAAAGTCCAACAGACCCCCATTTACAGAAGACATGCCTGTTGATTGTCAAACCCCGTACTCCCTGTCTAAATGGATGGGAGAAGAAGTTTGTAGACTCTATAGTAACTTATATAACTTAGAGACTGTGATTTTGAGATACTTTAATGTGTATGGCCCCCGCGAACCAAAGAAGGGACACTATGCTCCTGTTATCGGTTTGTTCAAGCGGCAAAGAGCTGCAGGAACACCGCATACCGTAGTGGGCTCTGGATTTCAAAAGAGGGACTTTACTTATATCGATGACATTGTCGATGCGTCAGTTCTAGCAATATCAGTTGATTCAATCTACGCATACGGCGAGGTCTTCAATGTTGGGACAGGGGTTAGCACATCGATTATAGATATTTCTGAAATGATTGGAGGGCCTCATATTCGAGTTGCCGACAGAATCGGGGAATCTAAAGAAACATTGGCAAACATAGGTAAAGCCAGTGCTATTTTAAAATACACGCCCAAGCATGATTTAAAGAGTACAATAGTAAAATACTGAGCTATTTCCAGAAAATTTGAATAGCTACAATTGTAAGTGACAATATGATACATGTAAGTGTTTTTGGAGTAAACATCGTTTCTTTTAGCATCCACCATGTCAAGAATGGAAAAACTAAGTATGAAGTACCAAAAGCTACAAATCTAACTGCCCATGCTGAATTTTCTAGTGATTGATACGTGTATCTTGTTCCAAAATATGCAAGTAGAGAAATTGGAATGCCTAACCCGATAGCTATTTCCAGACTTTTGTCTGCCATTTTTTCATTAACAAATTGAAGATTTGTTGAAAACCAAACAAGCGTGTGAACACCTATTAAACAACTAATTCCCGCGACCAGCTTTGCAAACATTTTGAAACAACTCCAATAGTCGGTATACAATTAACTATAGGATTTAAACCATCAAAAGAACAACATTATGACCGACCAAAATAAACTTTTACCTACTGGCAAACCACACGTTTCATTTTCAGAAATTAAAAACTGGAAAGAATGCGCATATCGACACAAGTTAACCTATGTTGATAAGATTGATATGTTCGAGCCCTCCCCATACCTAGACTTCGGAACTGCTGTCCATGAGGGTTGTGAAACACTTCTAGAAACAAAGCAAATTGACAAGAAAAAATTGTTAAATGATATAACCACAGCATGGGAAAAACACGGCTTCGGAGAACCTGAGTGGTATGAAAAAATGCCAGGTTGGTATAAGCACGCACCAGTCGAAGAATGGTGTGACTGGGCAACTAACATGTGGGACGACGTGTTAGGCTTTTTGGATGAGACGTTCCCAGGCTGGGAAACTGTTAAAGCCGAGGAACAACTTTATGAGCCAATAGAGGGTTCATTTGTAAAGTTCAAGGGATTTATAGATGCAGTTATTGTAGCGCCAGACAAGCGAGGAAATGACAAGATATGGATTCTTGACTGGAAAACATCGCAATCTTATGGGTGGCGTCGAGAAAAAAAGCAAGATATTCTAATGACAGCTCAGCTTATTTTATATAAGCATTTCTGGTCTAGAAAACACAATGTTCCGTTAAAAGACATAAGGTGCGGTTTCATACTATTGAAGCGAGGCGGGAAACCAGGGAATATGTGCGAACTAGTTCCGGTTTCAGTAGGTCCAAAATCTTTAGATAGAGCTACAAAAATAATGTCAAATATGATAAAGGCTGTTTCAAAAGGGTTTTATCTTAAAAATAGAAATTCTTGTAAGTTTTGTCCTTATAAGGATACAAAATACTGTACGTGATTAACTACTTTATTTTAAAATTGTATGATTTCACAAGATTACTGGAGTAAAATTGAAAAAGAAAAAAGTTTTAATGCTTTCAGATCATGCTTTAAGCACAAGCGGAGTCGGCACTCAGAGCCGATTTTTAATCCAAGGCCTCCTTGAAAAAGGAGACTGGTCGTTTAGACAATTTGGAGCTGCTTTAAAGCATAGTGATTATGAAACTGTTGTTGTCAATGAAGATTTTATTATCAAACCTATTGATGGTTTTGGTGATCCTGAACTTCTGAGAGTGGCACTAGCTACAGAAAAACCAGATGCTCTGTTTTTGTTCACTGACCCTAGATTTTTTATCTGGTTATTTGAAATGGAAGATGAAGTACACCAAATTTGTCCAATAGTTTGGTGGCATGTTTGGGACAACGGCCCATACCCAGAGTTTAATGATGCAATTTATCAGGCAACCGACCTTATAAACTGCCACTCTCATATGACATATAGCCTTATAAGAGACAGACATCCAGAAAAAACCAATTTCATTCCTCATGCTGTTCCCAAGGAAATCTATAATGAGATTCCCAAAGATGAAAAGCTCGAGCTGAGAAAACAAGTTCTGGGTCCCGGAAAAGAAGATTGGTTTGTTGGGATTTGGATTAATAGAAATGCCAAGCGAAAACGACCAAATGATCTTTTATGGGCATGGAAACTATTTATGGATAATTTAGAAAAGGAGCACGGTCATAGAAAAGCGTGTCTAATTATGCATACGGATCCTTTAGATGGTGAAGGTCCTAATCTATTTGCAGCTGCAGAAAAACTTGGAATTAATGAATCTGTCTGGTTTTCAAGTGAAAGACTAGAGTTTGATAAAATAAACATTCTCTATAACATTAGTGATTTCTGTATTAATGTTTCCCTTGCTGAGGGATTTGGTCTAGGGACACTAGAAGCTATGATGGGCGGCACACCAATTATTGCACCAAAGACCGGTGGTCTAACTAGACAAGTGGAGGATCATCGCGATGGAACGCATAATGGCGTTGCTATGCCTATAGAATATCGAACTCTTGTTGGTTCACAAGGTGTTCCTTACATCTATGAAGATTATGTGTCTGCTGAAACAATTTCTGATGCTATTATGAAACTATACAGCCTATCTCCAGAAGAAAAAAGCGAACTAAGTAAGAAAGTAAAGGACTATGCAAAAACACAGTTTAACATGCAAGATACGGTCGATGATTGGAACGAAACTTTATCTGAGTGTATCGAAAGTTTTAAAGAAGGATATCAACCATGGCGTTGCGAGGAGCTCTAGAATAAAATGAAGAATATTGTCGTAAGAGGCCCACTGATCACAGCATCAGGTTATGGGGAGCATGCAAGACAAGTTTTTAAGTGGGTATCAAGTATTGAAGATGCAAAGATATCGACTCAATTAACACCGTGGGGAAATACAACGTGGTATATAAACCCAGACGGTTTAGACGGTCTTGTAGGTCAAATAATGGGTTGTTCTGGGCCGCTAGAAAGACAGGGTGCAGACGTATCATTTCAAATACAGTTACCTAATGAGTGGGATCCAATGCTAGCAAGATTCAATGTGGGTGTTACAGCAGCTGTAGAAACAGATATCTGCCACCCAGAGTGGGTCACTGCATGCAACAAGATGGATCTAGTTATAGTTCCATCTGTCCATACAAAACAGACTATTTGCAACTCTGGAAACGTAACAACACCAATCGAAGTAATTCCAGAAGCATATTTTGACGAATGTAGCAAAGAAAATGTTGAAGAAATTGATTTAAATTTAAACACTGATTTTAATTTTTTAATGGTGGGGACACTAACAGGTGACAATCCATACAATGATAGAAAAAATACATACAATACAGTCAAGTGGTTCTGTGAAACATTTGAAGGGAATAAAGATGTAGGCCTTGTTATCAAGGCATCTTCCGGAAGAGCCACAACACTTGATAGGATTTTGACGAAGAGAGCTTTAAAAGGACTACTTTCAGAAGTAAGAACAGGAGATTATCCCAGAGTAAGCTTATTGCACGGCTTGATGTCCGGTGATGAAATGACTAGTCTTTATAGGGATAAGTCAATCAAATGTTTTATTGGCTTGACTCGTGGCGAAGGTTACGGGCTACCAATTTTAGAAGCCTCAGTACATAAAATTCCTGTGATCGCAACTAACTGGTCTGGGCACTTAGATTTTATGAATAGGGGAAAGTTTATAAGTGTAAGCTATAGACTAGAAGAGGTTCACGATTCTAGAATTGATGGTCACATCTTTATTAAAGGCTCAAAATGGGCAGAACCATCTGAAGAAAATTTCAAACAAAGACTAAAAACATTTTATAAGAAACCCGCAATGCCTGCAGAGTGGGCCGATGATCTCGGCGAAAAACTAAGGACATCTCACAGTATGTCAGCAATCAAGGAGCATTATAATAAAATATACTACGAGTATATAAAATGATATCACCGTGGATAATTAGCACAGCTATTCTCTCTCTTGTTACATCAGTGTCACTATTTTACGCTTTTAAGTTTGCCAGGGTTATCCTTCGCGTTGAAGACGCGATAGGAGAATGTTTAGATGTGCTTGATTCACGTTATGGATCTATAACAAAAATCTTGGAGACCCCCTTATTTTATAATTCTCCAGAAGTCAGAAAGGTACTAAGAGACGTATCTATGTCTAGGGATTCTATACTTTATGTCGCGAATACAATGATGAGCATTGAAAGTAAAGAGAATCTAATAGCTAGACCTGAAGAAGGAGAAGAAGAACTTGGCGATTAAAAGAAGAAAAAGAAGAACAAGATCAAAGAAATCAACAAAAAATCTTTATTTCAATGCAGATACTCAAGATGCAATAATAAAGTATCAAAACGAGGAAGTTGAAGCAACAAAACATGAGATTTATGTTGTGAAAATTTTACCTGCTTTTGATAAGTTAGTTGAAAATTTAATTTTTATTCATGGATTTACTAAGTCATTTGGTATGGGATCATATGATTCCCTTAAGAATGATTGTGTTTCGTTTTTGTATGAGTCAATGCACAAATGGGATCCAGCCCGCGGGACCAAAGCATTTTCATATTTTAATGTTGTGGCCAAAAACTGGTTAATTATAAAGACAAAACAAAGGCAAAAATTAAATAAGCGGCATGTCTGCATAGAAGATCGAACATCTCTTAGATCAATAGACGTAGAAATGATAGAAAACTATCGAGCAATTCCAGCTCAAGATTACGATATGATCAAAAGAGAAAATAGTGAAGCAATAATCAGATTGTTATATGAGATAAAGACTAGACTTTCTAGTGATAATGAACTAGCATGTATTAATGCAATTATTACTATTTTTGAAAGTGTTGATCAACTTGACTTCTTAAATAAGCGAGCTCTTTTTGTTTATATGAGAAACTTATCAAGCCTAAATCCAAAACAACTTTCAATAGCAATGAGCTCAATAAGGAAGCATTATAAGGCGCTTGTAGGCACTGATAACTTTGATATATTGTGAGGGTAATATGACAAAAAGACTAGACAAGGCATTGAAGAATGCAGGAGAAATTACCAAAAGAGTAGATCGATTTGGTGATTTATTAGACTCAATTAGTGCACTAGAAGATAAAAGAAAACATCTCTGGAAAGAGATTTATGAAAATGCCCTAACAGACAGAGAGAATGCATCAATTCTTTTTACAGATATCTACCAGGAAATGCAGGGAAACGCAATGCAACACTCAGCATTGGGCCCAACAGCTGCAAAATACCTAGAAAGAATGTGTAAATCAAACGATCAGATTTTAAAACTAGCGGAGCTAATAGGCAAAGCTGAAGAAGAATCTGCTACAATAAACCCAGATGATATCTTTGACAAGATAGGGAACGAGGGATAAAATGGCATCAAATCCCACTAACAGATCGGTATATCCCCCAGCAAATTCAATAATTGCTCGTATCCTCCCTGCCGGTGAGGAAGAGTTATTTTATCCGTTCTTTTCAACGCACTTCATGCTACCTTTAAAAATAGGTGAGGTAGTCTGGGTAACGTATCCAGACACGCCTTCTCAGGGTGACATGGCCACCCCTGAAACTTTATTGGGTGGTTCTGCGGACTCTGATATGCTTCGAGGTGGCACGAATAATATTACAAGCGACATAGACGCAATAAGGACTCAGACATCAGGTAAGGGCCCATTCCAGCGGGCAATCGTAACAGAGGTGATCTTAAGTCCTGTATACCCGACTATTAGTGAAGAGGGTGATTGGTCAACGCCCGAACCACACAATATGAAAGGTGGGTTTTGGTTTTCCAGAGTGGTCGGTTCAAGATTGAGCGAAGACTTAAACTTTACTCATGTTGATAGAGACTTAGACATGCGTGTATCCTGGTTCTCTAAAGAAGGCGCATCTGTATCAGACGCCCTCGGAGACATGGGTGAATATATACCTGATTTTCCAAACGGAAGAACACTGCCAATTGTAGAAGGGTCAGATGTTACAAATGCTGACCTAACAAACAAAGACAATTCTAGAACGCTTACTATTGAATCTGCTGACTATCCTCGAATAGTCCAAAACTCTATGAATAGTTGGGAACCGTCTATGCCCGCAGTTAAGGGAAGTGAAGGTGACTTTGTTATTAATGGATCGAACAATACATCAATAATTTTAGGAGCCGTGCCAAGAATTGTATCACCGATAGACGAAGCAATAAATGAAACAACAATGGGCAAAATTTCAATAACTGTTGGAAAAGGATTTACTGGAAATATTCCTGATCAAGTGACATCATTAAATACTTTGGGCCAGCCCGAATTCAACAAGGCGTTCGAGCTATCTGAAACAATCTTCTCAGACCCAGACTTGATGGACAAATGGCAACAATCTCACACTCCCGGTCTTGGAAATGCTTCAATTAATTTATACGGTTATCGTAATGCAGCGCCTGAGTATATTACTGGCGCTGACGCCAACGGTACTTTTCCAGCAACTGTGACTAATGCAGGAACTCAGACAATACCCACAATACCATTTAGCAACCCTCAATCAGGGGAAACTGAACCAGAAGAAGTTGATCTCACCGAAGGTTCTGAAGCAGGCTCTTATGTGACAGTAAAATCTGACCACATAAGAATAGGTGCAAACCAAACACTAAGATTGGGCGTGTCAGCCGATACTCCGGATGACGTGACCGACGATACAGAAGGCTACCCCGGTGCAGAAATAATTCTACATAAAGATGGTAATATCTTTATTAAACCTGGGAAGAATGGAAAGGTATATCTCGGCGGGGGCCCAGACTCTTTAATGGACGAGCACGCCCTTGACGAAGAAACATCATGGTCTACATACTGTGATATGGTCTGCTACCCAGATGGCAAAGAAATGGATGAAGGTGGTGTGGGTCTTGTAGCAGAAATGGCCACCATCGCCAAAAGCGATCCCTCTGGTCGCCCGAGACATTCTTCTACAGTTAAAGTGAAGCAATGAAATGGCAACATTCTACGGCTTATTTAAGGGGTCAATACTTGAGTTAATTATGCTCATAGTCGAGCTCATCTTGGCTGTCCTTGGAAAGGCAGTAGAGTTTCTTCTATTTGTTATAGAGATGATTACAACAATCATCATGCAAATACTCGAAGCAATTTTCGGCCCAATTATTAAAATAATAATGTTCCTTGCGGGCCTAATCATTATGGTCCTTACAGAGATTGCCAAGGTGCCGATATGGTTGCTAGAACAAATATCCAAAATAATGGAGATGATCGCTCAGCTCTTAGAAATGCTAGCAAAGATTATGAGATTGCCATTTGAGATTTTGGCATTAATACTTCAAAAATTAGCAGAAGCAATAGCCTATATTTTATCTTTGTTGGGAATGCTATTTGCAGATTTCTTAGCGCTATTGATGTTTTTAATAGAGTTTTTGATTAACATGCTAATTGCAATTATTATGGCAATCTTGATGCCAATTATTGAAGCAATAATAGCTGTTATAATCAAAGCGCTAGTTCCACCAATGTTTGTTATTGAAATGGCACTCTGGGTAATTGAAGCCATTAAAGATATCATTGCAGCAATTATGAAATTACTGGGTATTCCGCCGTTTATGGATATTATAATTGCAATTATTGAGCCAATTTTAGAGGGCGTAATTGCGCTATTGGAATCGATCGTTGCAGTAATAGCACAAATATTTGAATTTATATGGGATTTGATAGAGGATATTGCAGCAATTATTGAACATATTATAAAGTTTATTATTGAGTTTATTATGATGATCATTAATGGTCTTTTGGGACTTATTGATTTCGGTGCCCTGGCTATTTTGCTTGCTCCTGTCATTGGGGTCATTATGATACTCGGGACAATTATTGCTACGTTTACTCCGATGCAGGAGTTGACAATACCAATACCAATACTTGACCCATTAATGGGAGGATAATGTCATTACAAGATTTAAAGAAGCTGATACTTACATTATAGATTATAGAAGATTAGGTTTGTCATGAAGTTCAAGTTTAAAAGCACAGGTAAAGACATCGCTGATGTGTTGTCAGATCAAGAAGATGCAAAAATAGCAGCATCAGCTATCCCTATCGGAATAATGACACCGCTTAGACACTCGAGGGACAGGGCAGGTGTTTTTGAAATGCACTATAATATTGTAGATCAAGTAAGCGATAACTTAAGAAATTTAATTCAAACTAATCATGGAGAGCGACTCGGCCGACCAGGCTACGGTGCTAATCTAAGGCCTTTGAGTATAGAGTTGATGGGCCAAAAAACATTTGAATCTGAGGCCATGAAACGGATTTCATCAGCAGTTGGTAAATATTTACCCTTTGTATCGCTTAAAACGATGACTGTTCATAGATTAAGAGATAACGAAACAGAGTTGCCTCAAGTTATTATTCGACTAGAATATGATGTTCAAAGATTGGGAAAAAGAAAAATTTTAGATGTGATAGTAACATTAGCAGGATAAGATTAAATGGCTAAAGACAATAAAAATGACCTCAAAAGAAAGAAAGAAATAGTTTATTTGAACAAAGACTTCGAAGGTTTTAGAAGAGATTTGTTAAACTATGCTCAAACTTTCTTTCCAAACAATGTCAAAGACTTTTCAGAAGCATCCGTCGGTGGAATGTTCTTGGAAATGGGTGCTTACGTAGGTGATGTTATGTCATTCTATCTAGACCATCAATTTTCTGAGTTGAATATAGAAACAGCAACTGAGTTACAAAACATAGAACGGCATTTAAGAACAGCGGGTGTAGAGGGATCTGGTCCTTCACCCGCATCTACAGAAGTTGAGATAACATTTCAAGCACCTGCAGTTTTCTCTGAAGGTGAATACATTCCAGATCGTTCTGCACTTCCAATTATTCGAAGAAACACATCTGCTGTAGCTTCCAATGGGGTTACATTTGTAATGCCAGAAGATGTTGATTTTTCAAAACAAGATAGATTTGGAGAGCTCCTTGCAGAAGTATCCCTGGCGGGTACTAATAGCGCAGGAAATCCATCAAAGTTTTTGCTAAAACTAACAACAGTAATGATAAGTGGTGTTGTTGCAACAAAGAAAAAGTCAATAGGGTCAACACTTGTAAAGTTTAGAAAAGTAGTCCTCGGAGATTCAGACGTTACCGAAATTTTATCTGTGATAGATTCAGATGGTAATAGATATCATGAGGTGGGTTCACTAACACAGGACACAGTTTTCAAGCCTGTATTAAACGGAAACATAGCAGATCAAGATCTTGTTCCTGAGAATTTACAAGTAGTTCCAGCACCGTATCGATATGTTAAAACTTATGATTTGACAGCTAAAACAACAGTTCTTCGTTTTGGCAGCGGACTGGCAGAATCACTAGATGATGACATAATACCTGATCCGTCTATTTTATCGCTACCTCTTTATGGGAAAAAGACGTTTTCTAGATTTTCAATCGATCCAAACTCTTTATTGAAAACTAGAACTTTGGGAGTTGCACCCGTCAATACAACGCTGTCAATCACCTATCGCCGCGGCGGCGGATTGAAACATAATATAGGCGCAAGAAGCATGCGATCGTTTAAAGAGATAAACATTCTTTTTCCCCATAAAACTAGCGTATTCGGTGCCCAAATGGTTCGTCGAACTTTATCCGTCACAAATCCAACGGCAGCCGCAGGTGGCCAAAATGCTCCAACTATTAATGAATTAAAGGCTTACGTAACTTCCTATAGAAATAGTCAATCTAGAATTGTAACAAAACAAGATTTGTTGGCAAGAATATACACGATGCCAAGTAATTTTGGAAAAGTATTTAGGGCATCAATATCATCAAACCCAAACAACCCTTTATCTTCTCTGCTTTATGTGATCTGTCTTAATAAGTCCAGTAAACTTTCCATCGCGCCTGATTCTTTAAAGAAGAATTTGTCAACGTATTTGAATGAATTTAGAATGGTTTCAGACTCCTTAGATATTTTAGATGCAAAAGTTTTAAATGTACGATTAAAAATAGATGTAGTAATCGATTCTACTCAAAATACCAAGTCTATTTTAGCAGTGCTAAAAAAGCGACTGACAAAATTCTTTCATATAAGAAATTTTCAGATAGAACAACCAATTATCAAATCTGATATAATGGCAGTTATTTTATCCACACGAGGCATACTTTCTTTTAATAATCTAGAGATCCTTTCGATATCAGGTGAAGACACGGGGTTGAAATATTCTACTAATTCTTTTAATGTTAAGGCAAGCACTAAAAAAGGTGTAGTTTTTCCACCCAAGGGTGCAATTTTTGAAATGAAGTATCCGGTTGCAGATATCATCATTTATGCGAGCTAATTTGAACAATGTATAAAATCCTAAAACCGCTAAAAGACACGTATATTACAAATAAGATAGTATCAGATAAGTTTAGAGCAACTGACGCCAATGTTGGCCAGGCCGGAACTTTAGATTTATTCAAGATGTTTGCCGAGAGCACACTCAACGGTTCATCTTCGTTAAATGAGCTTTCTAGGCTTTTAATTAAGTTTGATCTTGCACCTTTGCAATCTTTGACTGGATCAATTCTAGATATTTCTCACGACTCATTTAAGTGCACACTCAAACTATACGATGTGTACGGCGGTCAATCTTGTCCGTCTAATTTTAAAATGATCGTATACCCGCTTTCAAAATCTTTTGATGAAGGTGTCGGTATGGATGTAAAGACATTTTCCCATCTAGATAGTTGTAACTTTATTACATCTTCAATTCAAAGCGGTACACCCGTTTTGTGGAATTCCTCTGGATCTAATGCATTCGGTGTTTTAGGGCAAAGCAATATTGATATAATAGCAAGTGGTAACTTGCAAAACGGTTCAGGGGTAGTAGACCTATTTAAGACACAGTCGTTTGATACGGGCGAAGAAGACTTATCAATTGATATCACAACGATAGTTTCTGCAACAATTGCAGGCCTCTTGCCTGATCATGGTCTTAGATTATCATTCTCTGGGACAAATGAGACAGACGAAAAGACAAGATTTGTAAAACGCTTTGCCTCGAGACATGCTTCAAATGTCTATAAACGACCAAAGATCTTGGTGCAGTATGATAACTCAGAGCACGATCATCAAGAATCTATGTTTTTTGATTTGACAGGTTCAATCTTTCTTAGAAATTATCACAGGGGCCAGCCAGCCAATATACTTTCTGGTACTGCAGCTGTCCAAATGTCCGGATCTGAGTGTATCACACTAAAGCTGAAATCAGGTTCTTTCTCTAGAATATTGAGCGCATCACAGCATAAGATAGGAAAAAATTATGTGACAGGGGTGTACTCGGCATCGTTTGCAATTTCTTCGCTAGAAACAAGTCTAACAGGCGAAATAAATTCAGTGGGCTCTGGAACTTTCAAAGTGTATTGGCTCTCTAAAGATATGAATATTGCATATCACACGGGCTCTATTGTTATAAATGAAATAACCCGTTCAAGTTTTGATTCATCTCCAAGAAGACTTTCTGTAACAATGACAAATCAAAGAAGTCAGTATCGCTTAGGCGACAAGGCTAGAATTAGAGTGCATATAGCTGATATGACCCCAGTGATTGTAAAAGCTAGAAAAACACCGAGAGAAAAGAAATCAATAATAACAAAAGAAATGTTCTATAGGGTGATAGATGCAAGAACGAATGATGTGATAATACCGTTTGATACTGTGAAGCGATCTACAAATCTGTCCTCAGATGGAAAAGGTATGTTTTTTGATCTGTATTTTGATGCGCTTTCTAAGGGAAGGAGTTACAAAATAGAGTTTTTAGTTAAAGAACGAGGCATAGATTTATATTTTAAAAATACTGGAAATGTTTTTAGCGTGATTTAATGGCGAAAAAAAGAAGCAATAGGGACCCGCGTCCAACCTTGTTCAAGGCAAGTGATAAAAAGAAGATCATGGGTGGTCTCGCTAATAAGCGAGCTGAACTTGATATGGTAAATACAGACAATATAAGCTCTTCTTTTAGATATGATGCATTTGGTCAAGGGTTTAAGTCAACTCAGCAAGTCAATACTGATTTTTCTAATTTTGAGAATCACACATTCTTTGGATCGGCAACCGTCAATACGAATATAGCATTTGATAGAATTGTCAATCACTACCCGTTTGATGGAACAAGAAAAGAAATAGAGAACTTTGAGGATACTCTCACCGGGTTTGAAAGGCATGTTCTCGATACGTGGCCAAAAAACAAGGGATACATACACTTCTCAGGCTCCTCCGGAGCATCAGGCGGGAGTTATATTTCTGTTAGCGATATTGCAGGGTTACAAAACCCAGCTCTTTCTAAAGATGCCTCTGGTAGGGCTGCATTAGATCCGATTCGTAAGTCGGTGTCTATTGAGTTTCACATATATGTGCCCGATGAAGAAGTCCAAAATCAGATAGTTTGTCAAAAAATTGATAGTTCGAGTAGGTTCGGCTATTCAGTTGGAATGAAATATTCAGCTTCGAGTAAAACCCATGCCAATATATTCTTTGCCATAAGCTCTGGTAGTAGCTTAATGCATGCTCAAATGCCTGTCAAGAAAGGTAGATTTGAGCACTGCGCCCTTGTTTTTAATAGAGATACGCCCACTAATAAAATTTCTATGTATAGAAATGCAAAACTAATAGCTACGTCTTCAGAAAGAGGTGACTTTGGTACGTTTGGATCAAACTTTAAGAAGGCAAACTTTCTAATAGGCTCAGGCAGTTCATTTGTAACATCTAGTATAGGTCTTTCAACAATTAAGTTTGAGCCAAAGGCAACACTTACTGGTGCATTAGACGAACTAAGAGTTTATCATAAGACCCTGACAAAAGATGACCTAGTGAATAGTGGAAAAAGATCTGTCTATCAAGACAAGTCAATGGCACTATATTATAGATTTAACGAGCCATCTGGAACAATCGGAACCGATAATAGCTTGGTCCTCGACTATTCAGGAAACTCTCTTCATTCTAGGATAACAAACTTTAAGATGTCGCTTAGGACAACGTCTTCAATTTCCAATCCAATGGTCGAAGAAGATGTTGCGATGTCGCCCGTTCTTTTTCCATACTTTAACGATGTAAGACAGAAAAATATTAAACTTTTGATCACAGCCAGCGCCTATGACGACGTAAATCCAAACTTAATTACAAGATTAGTTCCATCTCATTATTTTGAAGAAGGCAGTGATTTTGAGGGTCTAGATGACCCCATGGGGTCAGTATCAGGTAGTTACGGTGGGACCGGCCGACCAGGCTCCGGTGAACTAGGCACATATCAACTATTGTCGGGCTTCTTATATGTTTGGGCCAAGCACTTCGATGAGTTGAAGGTTTTTATTGATAGTTTTTCAAAGGTTCTTACAACTGATTATTATGACGAAGATACAACGTCTGATACTTTTTTGACATTTATTGCTGAATATTATGGATTTGATTTACCCAATCTTTTTGGAGGCGCATCACTTCCGCAGTTCGTTGAAGGGAGAAATTTAAAGCCAGATTCCAGTATAGGCTCAGAGGGCTTATCAAAAATTCAATCAAAAATCTGGCGTCAGGTATTGACAAATCTTCCGGAAGTCATAAAATCAAAGGGGACAATTCACAGTGTCAAAGCCCTGATTAGATCCATGGGCGTAGAGCCTGATTCTTCACTTAGGATCCGAGAGTTCGGCGGCCCATCGAGAAGAGCACTAAGCGGATCGAGGGTGACTAGAAAAGCTGTAACAGCCCTTGCAGACTTCTCAGGATCATGGGCAACTGCCGCAGGAACGCTTACTCATCATGGTGTTTCTTTAAATAAACCCTTCTTGATATCTCCGTTTCTTTCTTCTTCTCGAGTTGAACCTGGTTTTCCATTACCAAAGGGTACGTTTATCTACAACGATAAAAAGCAAAGAACTGGAACCAATGTATCTTCCGACGGTCTTTTGACTTCTGGTTCGTGGACGTTTGAAGGTGTTTATCGTTTCCCAATGAGACTCACGGGTTCTACGTATCTAACACAAAGCCTCGTAAGGCTAAATGTTACAGGAACATCAGCGCCGTCGTTAAAGCACGGTATGATTGCAAATCTTATTTTGGTATCAGGATCCGAAGTTACAGGAAGTAGGGTAACATTACATGCGCGCCCTGGTATGGGTGAGAATTCTTCTGATTCCAGGTATTTAGAACTGTCTATTACGGGAACAAATGTTTTAGATGGAGACATGTGGTGGATATCATTTGGTAGAGAGCGAAACGATAAGATTTTAGTACCCGGGTCAAGCTCTTACTTTCTAAGAGTCGGGAAGTCTGTCTACGGAGAATTGGATGTCACCAATACATTTATGACGTCGTCTTACTTCAAAGATTCAAAGAACCCTACCGGTTCGGTTTTTTCTAATATAAGTTCTACATTGCAAACAAGTGGAACCTTTATGACTGTGGGCTCACAAAGTCTTTCCTTGGCGTCATCAAACAAGAGATTTCTAAATGCTCATTTGGCTGCATCATCAAGACAGAATCAAGAAATCCACGTAACAAACTTTGGAGGCCAAGCAGGCCACTTCAGATTCTGGTCGAAAGCACTAGCTATTAATGAGTGGCAGGAACACGTAAGAAACTATAAATCACTAGGCGTCAGAAATCCTGCAATCAATTTTAATTTCACAACAAATATTTCTGGTTCATTTGAAAAACTCAGAATGGATGCTTCTTGTGAACAACTAACGACTGGGTCAGACGCAAATAAGAAAATTACTATTAATGATTACTCTCAAAACTGTTTCCACTTGACAGGAACAGGTTTTGAAGTGTCATCTAGTGCATTAAGACCGATCGATATTCACTACTCTCATCTATCAACAAAAATCGATGAGCTTTATACAACAAATAAAATAAGAAATAGAAGCTTTATAAACTTTGAGACAGCTCAAGAAATGGAT